CCGAAGTTTTGCCAAAATTTAGCGGCGCGCTAGGCGCGTAGCGGCTCCGGCGGTTGGACCTGATCACCCTTCTGCGTTGCTCGACAAGATGGCGCTGCAAATGCGTCACGCCGCTCCAGTTTGCCGGAAAAATAAAGGTACCGATGAAGGTTTCCCAAACCGGAAAGCGCTTCAAGGCCAAGGACGGCGAACCGTTAGAGTTTCTTCTTAAGGCTCTTCGGTTTGATGATCGCAACGCCTGCCTTATCTGGCCTTACAGCAAAAAGCAGGACGGCTATGGCCATCTCAAGGTCGATGGAAGATTTCACGTCGTCAGTCGATTGATATGTGAGGCGGTGCACGGCAAGTCTCCCGTCCAGTCGGCTGCCGTAATCCACGCAGCGCATTCATGCGGTAATTCCAGCTGCTGCAATCCGTGGCATTTGTCGTGGAAGACGCCGAAGGAAAACGAGGCTGATAAAAAAATCCACGGCACAAGAGCGGCCGGTCCAAGTGATGTGAATCCGTGGGCTCGTCTCACATATGAGCAAGCCCTAGCAATTAAGAATTCCCGTGGGCCAAGAAGGCCTATTGCAGAAAAATACGGGGTCTCGACCGGCACAGTCGGCGCGATCCGCGCAGGAAGATCTTGGGCGCATCTAGAAATTTAGCCAACCTTTTCAAAGTTTGCCGGTCTTCGGGCATCGCCTCAATAGGCATTGCCACGGTTAAGCGCTGGTCTATCGAGATCGCCGCCGGCAAAGCCATATCGGAGCAACAGCATGAAGCTTGACGAGTTCAAAGCTTGGTTTGAAGGGTTCACCGAGGACATGGACCGCGCACCCACAGCGAAGCAGTGGAAGCGCATCAAGGAGCGCGTGTCCGAGATCGACGGCGTGGCGATCAGCTACCCAGTCTACATCGACCGCTATGTGCGGCCCTTGTATCCGTACTATCAGGCCAACCCGATTTGGAACGGCACCATCCTCTGCGGGGCAACGGCCCAAGGCATCGGCGCCAGCAACAACACCTCGTATACGGCTGCCGCCAACCAGATGGCGAGCCAGAGCTTTGACATGCTGGCTGGGGACGGCGGCACAGTGTTCGACGCCACATCTGCCATGTTCGCGGCTGGCAAAGCAGAAGCGGCATCGTTCGCCTGAATGCCTGAACCCCGCGCCATCACCGAAATAGCAGAGCGGGCCGCTGAGATGTTCCTCGCTGAGCAGGCGAGGCAGTTCCTTGACTGTGCTATCAACCTTGCGGCCACGAGCATGCCGATGCCGGCGCTGATCAAGCTTCTCGAAGACCACGCCGAAATCTTGCGAGAATTCGGCTGAGGGGATTCACATGTTCCCATACGAGTACTACATTATGGGCATGAACACTTTCGACGAACTCTCAAGCGCAATTCGTTCAGGCTACAACAATCCCGACGCTCATCCCGCCGCCAAGGTCATCGGACAGCTTCTCGGCAAGTTCGCTTCCGGCATTGCCATTGGCGCCGGCATTGCTCTGGCGATGGCAATAGCGAGAGCTGGCGGGATGTGAAGTTCGCGGCTGTTCTCGCCGCACTTCTACTCCTTGCTTCATGTGAAACACAGAACCCATGTCCATTCGATAGATGGCTGGTCGATCCTTATTGCAGGTAAGCACCATGCCTGAAAACAACAGGCCGGCAACAACGTTCAAGCCCGGCAAGTCCGGCAATCCGAAGGGGCGGCCCAGGGGCGTCCCGAACAAGACCACGCAATTGCTCAAGGATGCCATCCTGCAGGCTGCTACTGCCGCAGGCGGTGGCGATATGGCGGTTTATCTCGAGAAGCAGGCTCTGGAGAACCCTGGGCCATTTATGAGCCTTCTTAGCAAGGTTCTGCCGATGCAAATCGCTGGCGACCCCGACAACCCGGTGAGGCATGAAGTCAGAACGCTCGCCGATTTCTACCGCGCCGACGCTAAACCCGGCTCTACGTGACTTCTGGACGGCCCCCGCCCGCAATCGGGTTCTATATGGCGGCCGATCGTCATCGAAATCGTGGGACGCGGCAGGGTTCGCCATCTTCCTGGCCTCGAATTACCGCATTCGAGTCCTGTGCGCCCGCCAATTCCAGAACAAGATAGCGGAATCGGTCTACACGCTCCTTAAGATCCAGATCGAGCGGTTTGGACTAAGGGACGAGTTTCATATCACCGACAACTCCATCCGGCATAAACTCACCGGGTCGGAGTTCATGTTTTATGGCCTCTGGCGCCACATTGACGAAATCAAGTCGCTAGAAGGGATCGACATCTGTTGGATCGAGGAAGCCCACAATCTCACACAAGAGCAGTGGGATATCCTGGAGCCAACGCTTAGGTCTGACGGTTCGCAATTCTGGGTCATCTTCAACCCCAGGCTTGTAACAGACTTCGTATATCGGCGCTTCGTCACCAACACGCCGCCAGATACCGTCAAGCGCAAGATAAACTACGACGAAAACCCATTCCTTTCGCAAACCATCCTGAAGGTCATTGAGGCCAAGCAGGCGGAAGATGAGGACGACTATCGACACATCTACCTTGGGGAGCCAAGGGAAGACGACGACGCGGTAATCATCAAGCGATCCTGGCTCCAGGCTGCGATCGACGCTCATGTGAAGCTGGGGCTCAAGCCTTCTGGCAAGAAGCGCATCGGCTTTGACGTTGCCGACAGTGGACAGGACAAGAACGCATCGGTTCTGGCGCATGGCATCGTTGCTCTCGCTGCCGACGAATGGAAGGGCAGGGAAGACGAGCTGCTGAAGTCCGCGTCTCGCGTACACGCCCTAGCTGTCAAGGAAGGCGCGGAGATCGACTACGACTGCATCGGCGTCGGAGCTTTCGCTGGCGCCCACTTCCAGGCGCTGAATGCCGAAAAAAAAGTCGCGGTAGCCTACCACAAGTTCAATGCAGGCGGCGAGGTCGTCAACAAGGGCATGCGGATCGATTTGAACGATCCGAAGTCCCCCTTCAACGGCGATTTCTACGCCAACCTCAAGGCCCAATCGTGGTGGGAAGTCGCACGCCGGCTCCGCAACACTTTCAATGCGGTGACGAAAGGCCAGATCGCCGCGGAAGAGGACATGATCAGCATTTCGAGCGAGTGCGATCATCTGGACGATCTGATCGATGAGCTTTCAACGCCTCGCAAGGACTTTGATGCGAGGGGCAAAGCCAAGGTCGAGAGCAAGAAAGATCTGGCGGATCGTGAAATCCCGTCACCGAATAAGGCAGACGCTTTTGTGATGGCCTTTGCGCCCAGGCCGAAGGTAGCGACGGCCTATTCGGCACCGATGCATTGGGGTTGAGATGACGACACAGACCGACCCTTCTTGCCCTTCTTGCGCCTATAAGGAGATGGCGCCGCAGTGGTGCATGATAGATGATATCCTTGCCGGACCGTTGCGTGTCAGAAAGCAAGCAGAGATCTACCTGCCCAAATACGAAGCGGAATCGCTCGACGAATATAAGCGTCGTCTTGCCGCTGCACCGTGGCGTCCAGAGTTCGTGGATGCTCTTGAAAGCCTTGCCTCAAAGCCGTTCGGCAAAGAGGTGTCGCTGGACAAAGGCGCATCGACCCAGATCAAGGGATTGGCGGAGGATATCGACGGTCGCGGCAATAACCTTACGGCTTTTGCCCGGGATGTGTTCCGGGGCGGCATCGCCAAGGGCATGCACGGCATTCTGGTGGATTTTCCCTCAATCTCGCCCGGCGCTACCCTGGCTGACGAAAGGAAGATCGGCGCTCGCCCTTATTGGGTAAGCATCCGAGCCGACGACATTATCGCGCTCTATACCGAATTTGTCGGCAGCCGGGAGATCATCTCTCACGTTCGCATCCGAGAATGCACGACGGTTCGCGATGGCTTTGGCGAAACACAGGTAGAACGCATTCGTGTGTTCGAACCTGGTATGTGGCAGCTCTGGGAGCGCTACACGAACGAAAAGGGTGAAGATGGCTACCAACTGGTGGCTGAAGGCGTGATGACGCTCCCTGACGTGCCGCTGGCGCTGTTCTGGACGGGAGAGCGTGAGGGGTCGCAGAAGGTCAAGCCTCCGCTGCTGGATCTGGCAGACATGCAGATCGAGCTTTACAGAAAGCTCTCCCGGCAGGATGAGATCGAGACCTATGCTGGCTCCCCCATGCTTCAGGGCGAGGGGATCGGGCCTCCTGGCCCACAGGACGAAAAGTTCGAGGTCGGCCCCAAGCGGATTCTGTTCGCCCCTCCTAGCCAGAACGGCACGACAAACACCAAATGGTCATATATCTCGCCCGATGCGCAACTGCTGACGGAAATCAGGGAAGGCATCAAGACCGTCGTTGACGATATGCGCCGGCTCGCAATGCAACCTATGACGCAGAGGTCTGGCACGGTAACGGCTACAGCGACCAGCGTTGAGGCGGCCAAGGCACATTCCGTTGTCGAGGCATGGGCTCTCGGCCTCAAGGATGTCTTGGAACAGGCATTCACCTTCACCTCGCAATGGCTAAACCAGGCCGAGACTGTTGAGGTTGATGTCAACACCGATTTCAGCGTTGAACAGAATGCACAGGCACCCCTGACAGCATTGAAGGATGCCAGGGCATCAGGTGACCTCGGGCATAGGGATTATCTCTACGGCCTCCGCCGCTTCGGTGTCCTTCCTCCTGACGCGGATATCGACAAGATAGCGGAAGACGCGGTGAACGAGCAGCCATCGCCAGATGACGAGGCTGCTATCGTAGCAGCGATGACGCCGCCTGCAGCGCAGACGAAACAACCGACAGTCCAGTGATCCACGAAACCGCCTCGATCCATGTCAGGGCATGGGTTGATGAAAGCGTCTCGATAGGGGCAAGGACGAAGGTCTGGCAGTTCGCCTCGATCACAAGAGGAACGGTTTTAGGCGAGGATTGCAGCGTCTCGCCCCTCGCCATGCTGGACGGTTCGATCTACGGCGATCGGGCACTGATCAGTGCAGGATTCGCGGCGGGTGCAGGCTTCAAGGTCGGCTCTGACGTGTTCATTGGGCCGAATGTCACGCTTTGCAATGATATGTGGCCAAGGTCCGACAAGGAAGGCTATGACGACGCGGCGCTTCGCTCTGGCGAGCGGTTCGCTGTGATCATCGGCGACCGCTGCACGATCGGCGCCAATGCGGTGATCCTTCCGGGCGTTCGCATTGGGGATGGGTCGATTGTCGCGGCCGGCGCAGTCGTTACACGCTCGATTGCCCCTGGGCTGGTACTGAAGCGGAACGGCTACTGCGCTCCTCTGACGGATGATTGGAGGCGCGAACGTATGCGGTGGGCGGCTTGATCTCCATCGCAACTTTGTTCTGGCAGGCAAACAACGCCTCTCGGGATTTCTCGCACTGCTATACCCCTAGCTGGGTCGAGAAGCTCTATCGCGGTTTCGCCCGCAACCTGCACATGGAATTCGAGTTCCTGTGCTTCGTCGATCGGCCCTATGAGTTCAACGAGCCGGAGATACAGCAGGTCCTCCTGATCGATCCGAATCCATCCTACGCAACCTGCATAGAGCCATACCGGCTCGGCGTTCCGATGATCCTGGTCGGGCTGGATACAATCGTCTTGGGCAATGTCGACGGGTTGGCTCGCTATTGCCTTGAGGAGGACGTGATTGCGTTGCCCCGCGATCCGTTCTTCCCATCTAGGGCTTGCAACGGCGTCGCTCTGGTTCCAGGCGAAAAGTGGTCTGTTTACGACAACTGGAACGGGGAAAACGACATGGAGTGGATGCGCAAGCAGCCGCACCGCATGATCGACGACATCTTTCCCGGTCAGGTTGTGTCCTATAAAGGCCATGTGAAGAAAAACGGGTTGGGTGACGCCAGGATCGCTTATTTCCACGGCCAAGAGAAGCCTCATCAGCTCGGCCATTTGCCTTGGGTGAAGGAACATTGGCGGTAACGCTCATTCTCGGCGGCGCCAAATGCGTCTGGGCCGATATTGAAGCAGCTCTGGATATCATGGAATTCGACGGCGTCGTCGCCTGCAACGATGTCGGGGTGCAATGGAAGGGTAATCTGGCGGGATGGGTTTCGCTGCACGCCGAGAAGCTGCCGAAATGGGTTACTGATCGCATTGCAAATGGCCTTTCGATGCCGGCCAGGATCGCAACCCACGACCAGAAGCAGGACAAGCCGTTCCAGTGGGAGCGGGTGCCTTACATGTTTCGCGGTCAGCGGCATTCTGGCTCTTCCGGGGAGTTCGCGGCCAAGTACGCACTGGAAGACCTGCGCTTCGACAAGGGCGTTCTCTGCGGCATTCCAATGCTGAATTCTGAGGCGCATTTCTTCAACCCGAAGATGTGGGAAGCGGCTCGACATTATCGATTGGGCTGGGCCGAGGCAAAGCCGGCGATTGGTGACAGGCTCCGATCGATGTCCGGATGGACGCGAGAGCAGTTCGGCGCCCCAACGATGGAATGGGCCAATGCGTGATTACGTTGTCAGGCGCAGCGCCGATATTGACGACAACACGGATGCTGAGAACTATCTCTCGCGCACCGTATACGAGCCCGAAGAACTGATCGACATCGGCATTCTTGACGCGGACGGCAATAAGGTCATGGCGCGCAGAAGGCTGGACCCGATAGGCTTCATCCGCTGGAAATGATCGCTCTCGTCCTCGGCGGCGCCTCTTGTGTCTGGGATGATGCTTTTGAGGCAATAGAGAAGTTCAACCCTGGACTGTTCGTCGCCTGTAACGACATAGGAACACGCTGGAGCGGCCCGCTCGATGCCTGGGTCACGCTCCACCCGGAGAAGATGGCCAAATGGCGCTCAGAGCGGGCCGCACAGGGCTTCTCAGAGGCTTTCGAGCATGTGGCCGCAGAAGATGGCCATGCCGGAATAGACCGCGTTGCTGACTATCGCTGGCCGGGAATGACAGCTTCGGGATCGTCCGGGCTCTTTGCCGTCAAGATCGCCTTGGAGAAGGCGGATAAGGTAATCCTGGCCGGCGTTCCGATGACGCCGACAGCGCACTTTTTCGACGATGCCCCTTGGGCGCATGTCAGATCATTCAACGAAGCATGGAAGACAATGCAGCCCTTTCTGAAGGGCAAGGTAGCCAGCATGTCGGGATGGACCCGCGAATTGCTCGGTGGACCGGAGAATTGGCTGGCGGGGTGATCCTGCTGCCGTCAACGGGCGTGATGCCCACAATCAAGCGAGACGCTTAAATGGCACTGAAGCTGATCGTCGATAAGCTCGACGACGTACCCGAGGCATTGCGTGGCGAGTACACGGAGAAAGACGGCAAATTCCACCTCGGGGTGGATGGTCTGGAAGATACTGGCGGGCTGAAGACCGCTCTTCAGAAGGAGCGCGCTGATCGCGCCGCCTACGAAAAACAGGTGAAAGCCTGGCAGGGCCTCGGCAAGTCGCCCGACGAGATCAAGGAACTCCTCGAAGCGCAGGCTAGGGCCGACGAGGATAAGGCCACGAAGGCCGGCGAGTGGGACAAGCTCAAGGCCCAGATGAATGAGAAGCATGAGGCAGCGCTGCGAAGCAAGGACGAGACGATCTCGGCCATGCGCAAGCGCCTCAACGCCGAACTTGTGGACGCCAAGGCAGTTGCGGCAATAGCCGCCGCCAAGGGCGTCCCTGAACTCCTTCTGCCGCACGTCCAGCGGCATGTGAAGGTGGATGCTGATTTTAATGTCCAGGTCGTCGACGATAAGGGTGATCCGCGCGTCAACGGCAAGGGCGAACCTCTAACGATTGCCGATCTCGTCGCGGAAATGCGCGGGTCGGAAGTGTTTGGCCGGGCCTTTGAAGGTTCCGGACAATCCGGCAGCGGGAAGCAGCCGGGCAATGGAGCCGGGGGAGCCGGCGTCAACAGGAAATCCGATTTCAAGACCGAGAAGGATCGAGCCGCTTTTGTCGATAAGCACGGCTTCGAAGCCTACAAAGCCCTTCCGGACTGATCGGGATCGTCAACCCGGCTCTTAAAGGAACCCTCCCATGGCCGACTATCTCGCTTCAAACTTCAAGGTTTACCAGGAATATCTCAAGTCGCGTGCGGCTGAAACGCTGCAGCAGCAGGCGGATGCGTTCAACGCCGCCGTCAACAATGCGATCATCATGCGCACGGTCGAGAAGCCCGGCGACTACGAATACGAGTCCTTCTTCAAGGACATCACTTCGCTGGTCAGCCGTCGCGACAACACCTCGACCTCGGCCGCGACCAAACTGTCGATGCTGCAGGACGAGTTCATTCGCGTCAAGCTGAACCGCAAGATCGGCCCGGTCGATCAGTCGCGCGACAGCTTCCGCAAGATCTTCGCCCGCTTCTCGGAGACGGAGTTTTCCGGCATCCTCGGCGGCCAGATCGCGGTTGCCCAGCAGCTCGATATGCTGAACTCGGTTCTGCTCGCGGCGCGTGCTGCCCTGGTCAACGTCTCGTCCGGCGCCCTGATGTACACCGTTCCTTCGAGCGGCACGGCAACCACCGCCGGCATGATCTCAGCACTGGCCAAGATGGGCGATCGCGCGGATCGTGTCGTGGCTTGGGTCATGCACTCCAAGCCGTACTATGATCTGGTGAAGGAGCAGGTGTCGGCGAAGATCACCGGCATCTCGAACTTCAACATCCAGACCGGCACGCCGGTTACGCTGAACCGCCCGGTCATCGTGACCGACTCGGCCAGCCTGGCTGTCACCTCTGGCTCGCCGGCCGTGACCGACTACTACACGCTCGGCCTGACTGCCAATGGTGCGCTGGCCGAGGTGACGGAGACCTCGGACATCGTTGTCCAGGATGTCACCGGCCTGGAAGTCCTGATGACCCGACTGCAGGGCGAGTTCGCCTACAACGTCGGCCTCAAGGGCTTTAAGTACGACGTGACTAACGGCGGCGCCAACCCGAACGCCACCGCGCTCGGCACTGGCACCAACTGGGACAAGGCCGCGACCGACGACAAGGCGCTGGCCGGCGTGGTTCTCAAGAGCCGCTAATCAACAGAAGGGGCGGTCTTCGTGCCGCCCTTTCCTTTCTCGGAGTGATCATGGAACGCGAAATCATCTACGAGCCCCACCCCGTTTCGCCGGAACGCAAGGCCGAACTGGTTGCGGCTGGTTATCGCATTGTTGATGCGGTCTACGGTCCTACGCCAGAGCCCAAGCCCGCCCAGAAAGCCGAACTGACTGTCGGCAAGGGGCCGGGAGGTCGCTTCTTCATCAAGGATGGCAAGGTCATCCATTCCGGGCCGTTCCATTCAGAGCAGGAAGCCACTGACGCCTTGGAGCGCATGGCCTGATGGAAATCGTCTACGCCTCCGGCCGTACAGAATGGCAGAAGGGCCGCATGTTCGGCAATGCCAGACTGTTCCACAGAACTATCGAGGGCGTCGAGAGGGTTATTGTCGTAGGAGACTGGCCGAATATCGTTGAGGCATATCGCCGGATCGGCGTTCCTGTCCGGGTTGTTGGGACCTGCATTCTTGCCGATCTGTCTCAGCCGAAGGACTATTCGTTCGTCTCTGCGCAGTGCAATCTGCCGATCGAGCCTGAACCACGTCCGGATGCCGGGTCGGTAGAAATTCCCGCCGCCTTCCGCGACCTGAAATGGAAAGAGCTTCGCGCCCTCTCCAAGCAGTTGAGCGACACGCCAGCCATCAACTCGAAAGAGGCTCTGGCGATTATCGAGGCTGAAGTCGAGAGGCGTAGGTCATGATCATGATCTTCGTGCGCGCCGCTGACCAGGCGCTGGTGTGGGGCGTTTGACCGATGGCATCTCGTTTCTGGGTCGGTGGCAGCGGCGATTGGGATGCTTCGACTACCACGCATTGGGCTGCGACCTCCGGCGGTGCCGGCGGCCAGAGTGTGCCGGGGGCCTCCGATACCGTCACCTTCGACGGCAATTCGGGCGGCGGCACGGTCACGCGCAGCGTCGATGTCTCGCTGGTGTCGTTCGCATTCGGGGCGTTCACCGGCACGCTCGATTTCGCCGCCCACAACAAGAACATGACGCTGAGCACCAACAACTCGGCGTTCAACGGCAGCGGCACCGGAACCAGGACAATCAACCTCGGCAACGGAATCTATACGTTCACGAACGGATCGACCGGCACGCCCGTGAACATGGGCACAACCACCAATCTGACGTTCAACGCCAATGGCTCCACGCTGGTCTTCTCCGGCACGCTTGCATCGCCGGGGACGGTCATAACCTTCACCAACACGCTCACATGGAACGCTATCCAGTTCGGCGCTCAACCGAACGGCGGGGTGTTGAGGTTTTCCGCCGCCCTCAATGCCGCAAGCCTGTCGGCCACCGGTCCCGGCGTCATCGAACTGAACACCTCGACATTGACCATAGGGACGCTGACGCTCACCGGCTCGGCAAGCGGTCTCATTCTTGTCCGCTCGGGGACGGAAGGAACCTCCAGGACTCTGTCGGTGGCCAGCAATGCACCGACCATGAGCTATTGCGCCTTCCGTGACATGACGGGGGCCGGCGGCGCCAGCTTCATCGCCAACAACAGCTTCGATCTCGGCAACAACAGCGGCATCACCATCAACGGGCCGTCCGGTGGTGGCCACATTGCCACGCGCCAGCAATTGGGGATGTAGACCATGCGCCGCTTGCCCCAATCCACCGCCTACACGGTGATGCTGAAGCTGTTCCTGTCGAGCGATCACGTCTCGGCCGCGACCGGAAAGACCGTCGCCATCAAGATCAGCAAGGCCGGCGGTGCCTTCGCCGATCCGAACGCCGGCGCCTCGAACGCGACGGAAGTCTCGAACGGCTGGTACAAGTTCGCGCTCGACACCACCGACACCAATACGCTGGGCGATCTGGTGGTGCGCGGCACGGCGGCGAGCTGCGACGATGCCGAGCAGGTCTGCCAGGTGGTCAAGGCGACCAATGGCGGCCTGACCGCGCTGCCGGATGCGGTTGCCGGCGCCAGTGGCGGCCTGCCGCTGTCAGTGGATGCCTCCGGCCGCGTCGATGTGCTCAAGATCAACGGAACGTCGCAGACGGCGCGCGATGTCGGCGCAAGCGTGTTGCTCTCTGCCGGCACAGGAACCGGTCAGCTCGACTTTACCTCGGGCGTCGTCAAGGCGAACCTGGCGCAGATCCTCGGCACAGCGCTGACCGAGACGGCTGGCCAGATCGCGGCCGGCTTCAAGAAATTCTTCAACATCGCCACGCCTGCCGCGACGATGGATCATCTGGTGCTGGTCGATACTGTGACGACCTATACCGGCAACACGCCGCAGACGGGCGATGCCTTTGCCCGCATCGGTGCCGCTGGCGCCGGCCTCACCGCGCTTGGCGACACGCGTATCGCGCATCTCGATGCCGATGTCTCGACGCGCTCGACCTATGCCGGTGCCGACACTTCGGGCACCACGACATTGCTCTCGCGCCTCACCTCGACACGCGCTGGCCTGCTCGACCATCTCGACGCGGACATATCGAGCCGCATGGCGACGTTCAGCTATACCGCGCCGCTGGATGCCGCTGGCACGCGCGCCGCGCTCGGCATGGCTTCGGCCAATCTGGACACGCAGATCGCGGCGCTTGCGACGGCGGCGGCCCTTTCCGACCTCAGCGACGGCATCTCGGCGAGTTTCACCGCGCTGCAAAGCCATGGCGACAGCGCCTGGGCCACGGCGACCGGCTTCTCGACGCTTGGCTCAAGCGATGTCTCCGCCGCCGTCTGGGATGTCGCCATGGCAGATCATCTCGGTGCCGGCACTACGGGCGACGCGATTTTCCAGGCCGGCGTCCATGCCCCATCGGCCGACAGCAAGGCCGACACGATCCTCGCCGACATCGCGGCGCTGAATAATCTCTCGGCCGCCGATGTGAAGACGCAGGCCGACCAGGCGCTCGCCGACGCTGGCGTGACAACGGCGCGCATGAGCCACCTTGACGCCGATGTCTCGAGCCGGGCCTCTCAGCCGAGCGTCGATGGCTTGGCGATCCCGACCGCGGCAGATAACGCCGATGCTGTGCTCGCCGCCACCTATGAAGGCTCCGAGACGGTGCAGGATCACTTCCGCCTGGCGCGCGCCGCGCTCTATGGCAAGGCGAATGGTCTTGGCGGATCGACGGTGCATTTCCGCGACGCAGCCGACAGCAAGAACCGGCTGACGGCCAGTGTCGATAGCGATGGCAACCGCGCCGCCGTGACGACGGACGCGAGCTGATGTTCGGCGGACGTTTCTTCGGCCGCCACTTCTTCGGCAAGCGCTTCTTCGGCGGCGGCTTCGAGCCGGTGGATCTGGTGTTCCCGACCGAGGAAGGCTTCTTCGCCGTGGTCGATAGCGTCTCACGAAGCGCCACGGTCGACGCGCCCTCGAGGTCCGCAACCGTTGATGCCGTGCAGCGAACCGCAACCGTCGATGCAGTTTCAAGGATGGCGACGACATGACATGGGGACCGAAAGACCCGGATGCCATCCGCGACTATGGCATCAATTGGTTGCCGGACCTCGGCGACAAGACGATCACCGCCTCGACGTGGCTGCTCAACGGCGCGGCGTGGACCGGCTCCGATCTGGTGAAGGTGGCGGATTCGTTCGCCGACACGACAGCGACGGTGCGGATTTCAGGCGGTACGGTGGGCGAGAGCTATGTCGTCACGAACCACATCGTCATGTCGGACGGCGAGGAAGACGACTTCTCGCAGAAGCTGAAGATCAAGGAGCGCTGACCGATGATCGTTGAGGATGGCACGGGGATCGAAGGCGCTGAAAGCTATATCACCGTTGACCAGGCCATCGATTATGCCGCCGCGCATGGTCTGTCATTCCCTGACACCACGTCGGATGATGACGGGGAAGCAGCTTGCCGCCGAGCAACGGCCTGGGTTGACGCAACCTATCGCTCACGCTTCCCAGGCTATCGAACAAACCGCCGCGAGCAGGCTTTGGAATGGCCGCGCGCATACGCTTACGATGCGATGTGCCCGCCGAACCTTATCCCGAGCGACGAAGTGCCAAGCGAGGTGATAAAAGCCACCTGTGAAGCCGCTGTGAGGGAATTGGCTTCGCCTGGCTCACTATCGCCAGACTATGTGCCGTCGCAGAGCGTCAAGCAGGAAACCGTTGGGCCTATCACCACCGTCTTCGGCGGCACCGGCACTATTGCGGACGTTAGGCCCTTGCTTCCGATTATCGACGGCATCATGGCTACCTTGGTCGGCTCTGGATCGAGTTCGCTCTTCGGCAAGGCTATTCGCGGATGACCGCGTTCAACTACGCCCGGCCACAAGCGACGGCCTCACGGCTCATTGCTCGATTCGGGCAGACCGGAGCAATTGTCAGGCCAACCCCTGGCAATGGGCCAGCCTATGATCCGGGGGAGCCGACAAACACTAGCCATGCCTGTCAAATGGTCGTGCTAGACTACGCCGACAGCGATCGTGACGGGACACTGATCCAGTATGGCGACAAGAAGGTGTTGGTTTCTGTTGAAGGACTGACGATCGAGCCGAAGCTTTCGGACAAGGTTTCAATCGGCGGGTCCTCGCATAACATAGTGGCGATCAAGCCGCTCAATCCTGGCGGAACCATCGTCATGTATGAGATCCAGATCCGGCACTGATGGCCACGAAGGAGACGATTGCCTCCCTTCTCGACGAATGGGAGCCGAAAATCCGGCAGGCGTTCCTGTCCTCTGTCGATGAAATCCGCAGCAAGGCTGAAATCGGCCGCATTGCCGACATGCTGGAACGGGGAGACATCCACGCCGCGCTTAGGGCTGTCCATCTCGACCCGGCAGCATTCAAGGACTTGGATGGTGCTATTTCAGGGTCGTTCAATGCAGGCGGATCGGCAACCGCTGGCAATCTACCCATTCTTCGTGATGCCGGCGGCGGCTTGGTCATTGTCCGTTTCGATGGCCGAAATATAGAGGCGGAGAACATTCTGAGGACGCAATCCTCCAACCTGGTCACGAACATCATCGAAGACCAACGGACGATGCTGCGGAACACGTTGACCTCTGGAATGGAGGCAGGATCAAATCCGCGCACCGTCGCTCTCGATATCGTAGGCCGCTACAATCGCCTTACGGGGCAGCGTGAGGGCGGTTTCATCGGCCTGACTGCCGCACAGCAGCAGACTGTCGCAAAGCTCTCTGCCGGGCTGCTGTCGGGCGATGAGCAGGCATTGCGGGACTATCTGACCCTCGCAAGGCGCGACAAGCGGTTTGACCGGGCAGTTTTGAAGGCACTTGAGGAAGGCAAGCCGCTCGATAAGCCGACGATTGATCGGATCGTTTCACGGTACAAGGACGGGCTGCTGAAGCTTCGCGGCGAGACGATCGGCAGGACCGAGGCGCTTTCCTCCCTGCACAATGCGCAGAACGAAGCGATCAGGCAGGCCATCCTGTCAGGGGCAGTAAAGCCGGAGCAGGTGAGGCGCATCTGGCGATCGGCTGCCGATGATCGAGTGCGTGAATCGCATCGCTTCATGAACGGGCAAAGCGTCGGGCTTTATGAGCGCTTTCCGAATGGCCTGCTCTATCCGGGTGAGCCGGGCGCTCCGGCCTCGGAAGTGATCAACTGTCGATGCAATCTAGATATCCGCATCGACTTCCTGGCGAACATACGCTGATGGCCCAACAGTCATTCACGGCTCAGATCAACGCCTGGGTAGCGGCAACCAAAGAGCGGGGGGAAGCCGTCTTCAAGCAATCGGCTCAGGAAGTCATCGAGACCATGCAGACGCCAGTTGCGGCGGGCGGAAACATGCCGGTCGACACCGGGTTTCTCCGAGCCTCGCTCAGGACCACGCTCAATGCGCCTACTCAGGGCGGCTTGGCCAATCCTGGCACGCCGGCACAATATGATAGCGGCAGCGTGTCTCTCGCCATCAACGGCGCCGGGCTGGGGGACACGATCTATGCCGTCTACACGGCCAACTATGCCAGCTTCGTCGAGTATGGGTCTCGCGGTCGGCCGGGTAGGGGTTTTGTGCGCCTGGCCGCACAGCAATGGCCCCAGATCGTCGATCAGGTGGCTAAAGAGGCTCAGTCTCGCTCTCAGAAGCCTTGATCAGGGCAGCAAGGTAAAGCAGCAGCGCGCCACGGCTGGCTTTAAGGGCGGTATCACCTCGGGTGGTCTGCCCGCTCAACTGTGACAACTGAAACACCATCCGGTGAAGCAGATCGGCAACGTCGTTGTCGGTGAGGATTTCTTCAGCCATGAAGCACAGGAAATAGCACCATGGCAGAGACGATAGAAGGCCAAATCGCCGAGCTGCTCCTGGCTCATCTGGAGGAAATCGAGTTCTCGCCTGTCCTGCCGATTGCTTATCCAGGCATCAACTTCAAGCCAGATCCAAGCGAAACCTATCTCGAAGCCGTCTTTCTGCCCAATGCAACCGTAACGCGCACCATCAACACGGGCGGATCGAACCAATACCAGGGGATGTTGCAAGTCAGCGTCATGCACCCCGTCGGGAGGGGCGCTTTGGCAGCAACTGACATTGCTGGCCGTGTCATTTCGCACTTCAAGCGCGGGACCGTCATTGCCGGCGACACAATCGCAGTGCGGATGATCCGTCAGCCTTACCAGTCCCCTTCCATGACCGAACCGGACTGGCTCAGAGTGCCGGTCACGATCCCTTATCTCTGCTTCGCGGCAGAAAACTAATCCGGGTTCCCCGGTAATAGCCCAATCCGCCCTTGGGCAAGGCGAACCGGAGCGTCGCGATGACGCCCCATTCCCCGTAACAGCCCCTTCTGGGGCTTTTCTGATGGAGCCCGTCAATGGCTATCAATACTGCCTCCGGTACGATCGTCTACATCGGTACGACCGCTCTTGCCTCTACACTCACCGAATTCGAGGCCGACACATGGATTCCTATCGGCGAGAATGAAAACCTCGGCGAGTTTGGCGATCAGTCGTCGGAAGTGACATTTGCCGCCATCGGCGATGGTCGTGTCCGTCGTTCCAAGGGCGCTCGCGACGCTGGCACCATGCAGATCGTTGTTGCCCGCGACCCCAATGACGTAGGTCAGAATGCGATGATTGCCGCTGAGGCGACCAATTTCAACTACAACTTCAAGGTAGTTCACGCAGACGCCATCAACGAAAACTGGTCCGACACGATCGAGTATTTCCGTGGCCTGGTGATGTCCAAGCGCACTAATGTCGGCACCAACGACAACGTGGTCCGCCGCACCTTCAATGTCGGCATCAACACCGCGATCGTGGAAGATCCGTCCGTCCAGATCACCTCGCCGTAATGGCGGGGTGACATTCCCTCCAGCGAAGAGACAAATATGGACCTATCCAATCTCGATACCGTGGCGGCGGCCTCCGAGGGCGCCGTCATGCCTTTGCTTCATCCGGTTTCAAGGGCACCGCTCAAGACGGACGACAAGAAGCCGATCACGTTGACGCTTCTGGGCTACGATTCCATACAATTTCAGGACTTCGAACGCATTAAGATCAACAGGCGGTTGAACGGCGAGGATGCCCCAGAGCGTTCGGCTGAGGCCCACGAGGCGGATAAGCTTGAAACGCTGTCCCTGTGCGTCAAAAGCTGGCAAAACATCATCGTGGACGGCAAGGCGTTGGAATGCACGGCGGAAAACGTGCGCATGGTCCTGAAGCGCTTCCCTTGGATACGTGAACAGGTCGATTTGTTTGTGGGGAACCGCGCAAATTTTTTGCCAAAAGCATAGGCGGGCTGATCGCCTATGCGGAGGCGGTAAACACGCCTCGGAACAAGAACGACCCACTGCCTGAATTGCCAGATGCTTTGGCGCATGTCTGGGGATGGTTTCAGACGCTCTCAAAGGCAAGGTTGGAGGGTTATCCCATAACCTTTCCGGACATCGATGCATTTTCCCGACTGATGTGCATCAGAATACGCCCTTGGGAAGCGTCGTTGATACGCCGGCTTGACATGGAAGTTCTTGCTGCTCCTGCTCGTAGGAGGGCTCTGGAGGAGCAGGAAAATTCCAAAGTGATCAAGCGGGTCAGGGGACAGCGCTAAAGGAAGTTCAGGAGCCGGCAAGTGTCGGTGATCTGCCGGATTTCTTTCTTGGTGTCATCTGGGATATTGCTATCGCCTAACCGCCTGTCGGCAAGGCCGCAGAATGTCCTGACCTTGTCATCTTGTCCCGGTTGCGCGTCGGATAGCCTATATAGCCTTGCAACATTGGCATCTTGGGCAGCGCTCATCCGGGCCTGTTCCTCGCTGCGCTGCCACTCCCTGACAGCCATATAGGCGCCGCCGGCGATCACCGTGATGCAGGCGGCGGCCACCAAGACTTTCAGAGTTTTGTCCAAAGCCAATTCTCCCCTTGGACGAAAGCTAATCGACAACCGATTTCGGAGCAACAGGCATGACCGATCTGGCCACGCTTGGCATTGCCGTTGACAGCAAGGGTGCGGTTTCCGCTACCTCTGACCTCGACAGGCTGACGGCTTCGGCCGCGAAGGCTGAGCAGGCGACGAAATCGCTCGAAGCCTCAACTACCAAAGCAGGCACTGCGACAGCGCAAATGGGCAAGAATGTTGCCCAGGCGCTCTCCGAGTATGACAAGCTGGGCGCAGTCGAAAAAGAACTTGCCACCCAGGCCAATACACTCGGCAAAGTGGCGACTGCCACGGGGACGGTAACCGCGGCATCACGGCTTGGTGCGGCACAGATGATGTCGCTGAGCCATTCGGCACGTTCGGCAGCCGAAAGCCTCCTGATCGGCGCCTCTCCTCTTCAGGCGTTCGCACAACAGGCCAACCATCTTTCATTCGCCCTGTCTGGTCCGCAGGGTCTTATTGCCGCCACGGCAGCGTCGAGGGCGGCTTTCGTTGGCTGGCTCGCATCAACACCAGGCCTGATTACAACGGCCGGCGTTGGGGCTGTTGCAGCCGTTGCCGCGTACTTGCTCGCCACCCGCGAAGATATTAAGTCCGTCGATGAAATCCTTGAGGGCCACAAGGCACTTATTGAGGAGATCGCTGGCGCCTACCCAAAGGCCGAAGAGGCGCTCAAGCATTACGAGGCTGAGGCCAAGAAGCTGCCACAATCCGTCGTGGTGGCCGACATTGCAAAGAATGTAAGCGACGCCCAAAAGACGCTAAGTTCGCTCTTGGATGGCCTTCGTATTGACCTGAGCGTCATCGGCGGCGATTTCGGCGTCATGGGCGCGGCAGGGTCGGAAGCATTCTCAAAGCTTTCGGCCGGCATCAAAGACGGGTCTGTCAATGCTGAAGCACTTCAGGATGCGCTCGGCAAGCTTCGCATTGATCCCAACCTTAGCGACTTTGCAAAAGAGTTTGCTGCCAGTCTGCAGGATAGAGCCAACGATGCAGCGAAAGCTGCAAAAGTCATTGCTTCGGAATCCGGCCTGAAAGATGTCATCGTTGACGGCAAGCAGGTCGAAAAGACCCTTTCCGAGATCGCCGCTGGCTTCAAGGATGTCGGCTCCAAGGCAGGGGATGCCGACTCGATCATCGCTAAACTGTTCGGGGGCGTAAACACGAACGTCAGCACTTCAGCGCTGGGCAAGATGTCGGCCTCCATCGAGGCATCCGTAGGTCAGTTCGGTCGTGTCGATGATGTTTTCAAAAAAGTGAGGCAGGATCAGCTAAGCGGCATCCTCGAACTTGAACAGAAATATCGGGATGCAACCAAAAGCGTCGAGACGTGGAGCAAGGCCCTCGAAACCGCAGGCGGCAAGGAAAACATCAACGAGATTTTTGGGGATGTGTCCGGTATCAAGGGCGCCAATGAAGCCATCCAAGACGCAATCTCGACGGTCAACAAACTCTTCGATGCGCTGAACAGCGGTGGCGCGTCGGCAAGCACTGTAGCCAGCGGTCTCGACATGATCCGCCAAACTTTGATCCAGAACGGTCTTGGCGTCGATCAGGTCAACAAGTTTATCAACAGCCTCATCCTTGCACGTCAGCAGATGGATGCAGGTTCGGCTGATGCGGCCAAGCTCAATCGGGCAATCCAGGCGATCAAGAATCGTACCGTGACGATTACCGTCGTCACCCGCAGGGTGGGTTCTGGCACTCAGTCACTCTATGATGTGCCGAATGGTTCTGGCGGCACGTCCACGGTCGGCGTGACGCGCTACGGAGGCGATGATGAGACTTCCGGCCCATCGATTACTTCAAACAGCGTTCCGCGCACGTCTGGCTATGGCTCAATGGGCGGTTCGGGCGATCTTGGGTCGACGAATGTCAACGTCACCCGTTTCGCCACCGGCGGCATGATCCATCCCGGCGATACGCAGCGCGTATCGTTCTTCAAGAGCCCGGATGAGACGGTCGGCATCTTCACGCCACAGCAGATGAATGCTCTTGCTGGTGGCGCTCAATCTCTTGGCACAACCGACACGTCGGCTACCGACAAACTGTCGATGGCCATCACAGACACGGCGGCCAACACAAAGAAAACCGCGCAGATTCTCGACGATATCAAGACCAGCTCGGCCAGCGCATCGTCTGCCTTTGGTGGCTCGTCCTATGGCGACCCGTCTTCTGACGTCGACACCAGCCAGCAGGCGCAGCTTTCCGCGCAATACGCGCAGGTGCTGAAGCAGGTCCAGGCGAACTTCCAGGCGGCTGGAATCATCGGGCGCGGCATCATCGGCTATGGGCTGGATGGCCTCGCGGCAACCCCTCAAGAGATCGCCCGCAATATCGTCTATGGTGGATCTCATCCTACGATGGGCTTTGCATCCGGCGGCATGATCGGCGGGGATGCTGGCGACACGCAAAAGGTCGAGTTCTTCAAGAATCCGAATGAGCGCGTCATCATCGCAAGGCCGGATCAGTTCGAGGATGTCCGCTCGCAGACCTCGACTATCGCAGTCGACCAGCGACCGATCGTCTTCCACATGCCGATCACGGTTCAAGCTAACGCCCAGGTCAGCAACGACAGCATTGCAGAGATGAAGCGCCAGTTCGCCCTTCAACTGCGCGAAGGTTTGAGGTCGATCAATGGTCGATAAATTGCTGGCGCGGCTGCGCACGATCTTTTCTCGCAAGCCGCGCGTGCCGGGGCCCTTTGCCACTGGTGGGATGATCTATCCAGCCACCGTTGTTGTGAATGTGCAGACGATGCCGCCTGAAAAGATGGCCGAGATGCGCCGGCAAGTCGAGATCGCCGTGCGGGACTCGTTGAGGTCCATCAATGGCCGTTGATAACCTCATCATGCCGGAAACCGTATCTGTCGGGTTCAGGGGCGGCCCAACCTTCTCGACCGATAAGGTCGTGGCGGTAAACATGCAGGAGCGTCGACTGCAGAATCTGTCGAAGGTTCGCCATGTTTATTCATGGAACTTGCAGTATGCCGATATTGAACTTACGGACCAGTTGAGGGCGTTCTGGTACGATCGGAGAGGGGATTTCAAAGCCTTCTTGATGAAGGACTGGACGGATTTCCGGGCCGTTGGGCAATCGCTTGGCCTCGGGGACGGGTCGCAGACGACGTTCCCCTTCAGCAAGACCTATTCGGCTGGAAATAATCCTTACGTGCGGCTTCTGCCATATGTGAAGGCTGCGACAGTGGTTGTTTACATCGATGGCCACGAGGCCGATGCAAGCTCATGGTCGATCGTCGGTGGCGCTGTTGAATTCCTCTCAGGTAATGCGCCATCGCTTGGCGAAGAGGTAACCGCCGATTTCGAGTTCTATGTTCCCGTGCGTTTTGATGGCGACGCATTCTCGGCCTCGCTCCCGGTGCAAAATGAGAACGTTGTAGACCTGTCAGACCTCAAGGCAATCGAGGTCATTCCTTGAGCCGGGATTGGTCGCCGACACTGGTCTCCGAGCTTCAAAGCCTGGAGGTGGGCCGCTGTTTCCTCATTAAGCTAGTGAGCCCGATAAAGGGCACTGTGCTGATGACGGACGCCGATGTCGATAAGACCGTCTCGGCCGAGACCTTCGTCAAGTCGCCCGGCTTCACCGTGACCAAATGGACCGTCGCCAACGGCGGGCGCCCGGCCGGCATCGATCTGACGCTGCCCTTCGATGACATTGGGCCTCTCCTTGCCGATGATATCAAGCGCGGCGCATGGCGGGGGGCTACCATCACCTGCTGGGTGGCGCGATCCGCGGATCCATCAGATCGAGAGATCATCGTCGACGGCTTCATCGGCAACACGCAGTTCACCGATCGCATCACCGGCTCGATCGAGATCACGACCAAGGCTGACGCCATGGCCGATATCTTCCTCTTCACCATCCAGCCGATGTGCTCATTCAAGTTCGGCGGCACGGAATGCGGCGTCGATCTCGCTCCCCTGACGCTCACCGCGACCGTTGCGAGCGTCACTGATACCGGGAAATTCACCATCGCCGTGACCAACCCGAGCAATTTCGATTTCACGCATGGCAAGGTGACCTTCACCTCCGGCGCGAACGATGGCTACGAGGATTGGGCCAGGAACTGGACGGCCGGAACCTCGCTGGTCGATCTGGTCAACGGGACGCCCTTCGATATCGCGATCGGCGACACCGTCACCATCAGCGCCGGCTGCGATCTGACGCGCAACGGCGGCTGTAAGAAATACAACAACCTCAACCGCTTCCCGGGTCAGGATTATACCCCGGCCGAATTGTCGAGCGCCGCCTGATGGCCTACACCTCCGTCGGCGCGCGGCCGTTCTTTCATCTTGGCCCGATCAGCCAGGACGCCACCAAGCAGCCCGATCCGGTTTCTGCGACGTCGCCATATTCCTTCACGTCCGTGCTCGGGCGCCAGATTCCGATCGTCATCGGCACCGGCAAGGTCGACGGCAACCCGGTGATCGGCGGCTCGGTCACCTCGCGCGTCATCACGGGCTACACGCAATATCCGAACTCGGTTTCTGGCGCGAAAGCGGCCGGCGGCTCCGGCTTCGACAGGGCCTTGGACAGTTGGCCGCCGGGCAGCAAATACACCACGGGAGACGCCCTCAGCCCGACCGTCGATGTTCCTGTCTATGGCACCTCGGTCGGGGCGCAGATCGGCTATCTGCTGGCCTACGACCCGTTCAATCTGGGCTACATCCTGGTCCGGCTCGAGGTGAATGATGAGGTCGTCTACGACGCCGAGAACGGGATTGGCGCCACGACCACCTTCCGCTTCTATGGCGGGCAGCACACCGCGATTGATCCAATAGCGTCCGCCGCCATCGGCGCCAATGCCGGCGCCTGGCAGAACTTCGCCATGGTCTATCTCGACGGTTTCGCGGCCTCGAGCCCGCCGACCGTCAAGGCGGTGATTTCGAATGCCTCGACGATGACGCCACCAAGCGGCGAGATCGTCTGGACCGGCCCGGCGCCGAGTGGCGTGATGAATGCCTTTCCGAATGGCTCTGCCTACGATCCGGCGGAAGATGTCATCTACCAGATCCTTGAACCGACCGACATTCCGGGCCTGACGCAGATTTATCTCGCCGTGCTCGACGTGGCGACGCGCACGGAGCGCTACCGCGTACCATTGGAAGGATCGGAGCCATATCTCACCACTGAGGGCTACCAGCTTAGCCGAGCGATAGCGATGCCGGGCACGGGACTGCTCCTCGCTCAGCTTTATGGCGCCACATCGCGCCTTTCCGGCATCTACGATAGCGCCACCGGTCATCTGCTCGCTTCCTGGGCAGACACGGTGAACATGACTTGGACGAATGCTCAGGCGTTCGGGAATCTATGGCTCTTCATTGGCGGCAACTTCGACGCAGGCACCCTGGCAACAGGCGTATACGACACGACTGCGGGTACATTTGACGTCGACCCCGAAGGCGCGGCGGGCCGCAACATCGTCGCCAACGGCCGGCGCACTACGGGCGCTTCGTCATTCTTCACCATCGATTCCCGTTTAGACGACACCGCCGATGTGTATGAGTTGAAATACGACGGCAGCGCGTGGACATCGACGTTTCTGTTGTCGCTGGCCGGCGATTCACCGACGGTGGACGTGCTCTGGTTCGATACGCAGACCGGCTATCTGGTGATCCTGCAGCGTTCCGACCCGGAAGAGTTCAAATACGTAAATCCCGACACCGGCGCGGTCGTCGATTCCTTCACCATCGCGACTGGCGCAGGCGGTTCCAACACGGCGATCGGCGGCCACAACGGGCGCCTCGTCAGCCGTCCGGGCTATGTGCTGATGTTGGCTTGGACCGATGCATCCCACTACGACATCCGCCTGCTCGATATCGTTGGGAAGTCGATCTCGACCTTCGCCTCCGGTCTTTCGGCAGACGATGACCTGCGCCGGGAACTGGTGATCGCCGACCAGGCCAAGGGCCAATACATCACGGCCATCGGCGAATACGTCTGGACCGTCCATCAGCAACAGAACGTGGTGCCGGGCGCGATCACGCTGCAGAGCCTCATCACCAAGACGATGTTCCTGGCGGGCTATTCCTCGGGCGAATTGACCTTCTCCGGCTTCGATGGGCTCACCGCCTACGGCTTCGTCATCGACCAGGACACCAATGTCAGGACGGTGCTCCAGTCGATTGCCGACATCTACACCTTTTCCTTCGCCGACACGGGCAACGGCTTCTATTTCAAGAAGCCGGGGCGCGATGACAATTTCCTGATCGATGATGCGATCACCACCGCCGATCTGGTCTATGTCGATGCCGACGGCTCGGTGAAGAGCAAGGACGACGCCACGATCCGCAGCGTCTCGCGCGTCGAGTTGCAATATATCTCGAAGGACCAGGGCTACGTCTCGCGGCCCGCTTCCTTCTCCATGCCGGCCATCAACAATTCCATCCGCACAGAGCGCTATTCGACGCCGCTGGTGATGACCGATCAGGACGCGCAGACCTTCGTCACGGAGAAATTCTTCGATCTGCAGGCCAAGCGTCGCAACCACACGTTTTCGGTCACCGGCAAGCCGACTTATCTTCCCGGTGATGTGGTGACGGTGCCCTCGGGCGATGTTTCCTATGCCGTCCAGATCGATAGCGTCGGCACCGATCGCAACTTCACGGCGGAGATCGCCGCGCTCGACTTCCAGACGAGGGTATCGACCATCGTCACGTCGGTCACCGGACCGGACGTTTCGGCTGTCAGCCAGGCCACGCAGTACATCCACCTCGATCTGCCGCTGGTCAGCTATGCAGACGACCTCGCAGGCCTTGGCCTTTGCCAATATGGAATCCTGGCCGGCAGGGGACAGGCGAACTGGTCCGGCGGCCTCCTGCTCATGGGCTCGGCGGTGGACGCTCTCGCGCAGGCCTTCACGCAGGCACCGCACCAAGGCGTCGTCGCGACCTGCATCACGCAGTTGAATGGCCCGGTCGATCCCTTCGCGACCGACGATGCCTCGACCGTCACCATCCGCAGAACGGCCGGTAGCGTCGCGCTCCTCGTCGACAAGACGGAAGCCGAAGTGTTGGCCGGCGCAAACCTTGCCTTCATCGGCAGGGCGGGGCGCTGGGAAGGTGTCGGCTACAAGACCGTCACCGACAATGGTGACAACACCTACACGCTGTCCGGCTTCACCGTGCGAGGGTATCACGGCTCGGAGGTTTACGCCTATTCGCATGAGGTCGGCGACATCTTCGTAATGATTGACGCGGCTTGGCTACATGTTATGGCGCTGCCGCTCACGGATCTCGGCGAGACCAAGTATTTCGAGGCGGTGGGCGCGGGGCAAAGCCCGACATCTGGCGCCATCGTTCCTAACGTGATCCGTGGTTTCGCCGAGACGCCATACGCCTGCGTCAATCTCAATGCCGTGGTCGGATCGCCGGATGGTATCGATCTCTCCTGGGACTATCGTTCCAGGCTGGCTTCTGGCCTCAACCCGGCGAATTTTGGAGAGGCAACGCTTTCGTTCGAAATCGACATCATCGACACCGACGGCACCACGGTGAAGCGGACTCTGACATCAACGACCAATTCGAAGCATTACGATAGCGCCGACGTGGTGACAGATTTCGGCTCTGATCCGCCGGATGAGCTTTTCTTCGACGTCTATATGATGAGCGCGGTCGTCGGGCGTGGTTATAGGGCGCGCCATCACGTCTATTTCACGGGGGGCGGCACGCCTCTTGGCCTTCTCCTCGCACTGACAAGGGCTTGATCTCATGGCAGACAACATCGATGTGACGCCAGGCACCGGCAAAACCATTTCGGCAGATGACATCGGCGGCGGCCTCCTCGTCCAGCGCGTCAAGGCGACATGGGGTCCAGACGGCACCGCCAATGATGTGGACACCGCCTCCGGAAAGGCGCTTCCGGTGGCACTGCGCGGCAGCGACGGCACCGACCGCTCAAGCTCGCTCAAGGCGCTCACCGATCTCGGCGCCGGAGAATATGAGACGGTGGCAGCATCGGTCACCGCGCAAACTCTAGGCGCTACCGGTGCCGCCGGCGACTTCATCAGTCATATCCTGGTGATTCCGGCCTCGCTCGATGCTGGAGCTGTCGCGCTCTTGGATGGCGCGACCTCGATCACGGTTTTTGCCGGCGGCACCGCCAGCCTTTCCAATCTGGTTCCTTTCGTCATCCCGCTCGGGATGATCAGCGTATCAGGTGCATGGAAGATTACCACCGGCGCTGATGTGAGCTGCATCGGCGTGGGCAATTTCCTATGATGTTCTATCTTCGCAAGGGCTTCTGGTCTTCGGTCGCAGCGCTCTCGCCGCCGTCCGGCTTTGTCCCGCCGGCTGGCTTCGATTGGAGCCTCGATTATCTAAGCGAGATCTACACAAACAACGGCTCCCCGGTGGCGATTGCCGACATCATCGACAAGCCGTCGCGCGTCGGGGCTAGCGGCCTCGAAATCCTCGATAACGATGTTGATGGCGTCGTAGATTCCCTCGGCGATTACCTGGCCGCCTATCAGACGATGAATTGGACCACCACTATCGAGTGGGAGGAACTGACCACCGACGGTGCCACCTATCTGCTCTATCTCGTCGATGCGGGCCTAAGCCAGTCTTTGGTGATAGAACGCAGCACGGCGTTCACCGGGTTGCGCGTCGACGCCCATGAGTCGAGCTTTGTCATCCGCAATGTTGAGATCGACACCTCGCATGGGCCGGGTGTGCATAAAATTGCGGTTACACGCACCAATGACCGGCTCAGTTTCTCATGCGATGGCAGCTCGGTCGTTAACGACACGATGGCAAACACCACGATGAATCCGATGGCCACCGCGTCGTTCGGCGGCGATCCTAATGATCAATCCTACAATGGAACATTCATCCGAAAGGTAACGCTGACCGCGCCCGTCGACGATGCCGTTCTGCCAACGCTCTCGGCTTAATTGCCGCAGTCCTTGATCGCCTTGGCAAAGGCCTCAAGCGATGCCTTGTAGACACGCAGCGCCGATTCCGCGCCGATCCTGGCGTCGTCGAGATCGCCGGCTTCATCCTTGGCGCTGTCCGGCATGACAGCCATGGCGGCGCGGAAGGCGTCGCCCTTCATGGTGAGAAGGGTTTCCTCGAGCCTATCCGCCGCCGAGGCCGCAGATTCGCTCAAGGCGTTGCAGCCGACCGGCGACATTTCCTCCGCCGAAGCCGGCAGGACAAAGGTGATCGCGCAAATGGTCAACGCCTTCATCATCGGTAAAGCTGCGCCTCATTGCGAACGAATTGGTCAAGCGTTCCTTGGCCGCCAGCGGAGATATCGACTAACTCCACCATGACGGAGGCATCGTCCGCCGCCGACATGACGGGCTCAGTGATGAAGAAGCTGCCGAACGCCGCGACGGGAACGCCAACGCTGTGGCCGGAGAGATCGTTACCTGCGGCTTCCAGCGCATTGCAGTTGAGGATGGCGCCATAAAGCAGCCGCCGGTCGATGGACGTGATAGCAGATGGGCAGGCGTTGGCCGGCGTCCCTGTTTCGCCGCCAGTTGATGCATGATTCACCAATCCGGCGGACTGCTCGTACTTGTAGACCTCGTATCTGGTGGGCTTCGTCGACGACCAACTCTGCGGCATCGGAATGGAGGACCCGAAATTGGTGCTCCAATATGTGCTTAGCGGCCAATTCCCGTCACCCATTCGCCCGTTCAGGTACGGTTGGGATTGATCTCTCGGCAGCCCCATGTTGCCGGCCAGCCCGAAGGTCAATTGGTTCATTGCCGGGCATTGGCCGGCGCCACCGGAAGTCTTCTTGGCGCCCTTCCTGACATTGGCGGCCGGGCCATATTCGGCGGTATTGAAACCGCCGCCTGTGGCACGGATGCCGAACCGGACATTGAAGGCATCCTGCACAGGCCCAGCGTTCTGGCCGGTCTTGGTGTCGACCCCCTTTTGCCCGTAGCAGCCTCTGGGTTTCGATGTCGCAATGGTCTCTGCGAGGCCCTTGGCGCCGTTGCCGACGCCATCCGGCGGTTGCAGGAAACCGAAATTGCCTGGGCCAGCGGCCGCACCGTTGCCGACCTTGCGGACCTCGATCAGACGGCGCCGAAGGTTGGGATCGGCAGCCGCCTCTTGAAGGGTGTGGTTGGGGTCATTCTCATATGGATTACAGATGAATATCGGAGTGAAATCGCAGACGGATGTCTGAAAGCCAGCAACAGCCTGCGGGCGGATATCCATCGTGTCGTTGCCAGCATTAAAGCCGACTGGAAAGATGGCCTCGAAGCCGCCGGCACCATCCGCGTTGACAGTCACCTCGGCGAAGCTCACCGCCTCGGGGTCAGTGCTGGCCCAATTTACGCCGTTTGCATCCACGCCGTTAGCATCAAGCCCGATATCGTCGCTGGCGGGGATGCCGGTCAGATAGGTCACGGTCACGTCGGCCAAGGCGATCTGGTGACTGCCCGACGTGGAAAACAGCGTTCTGTTGGCGATGAGATTGGTGATGGCCCGATCAGCCCTCGTGATGCTGTCGGGGCGCCCATCCAGTTCACCGGCGCCCGCTAGAGCAAGCGCGTCAATGCCCTTCTGCAGATCGTTGTGAAGCCCGTTCGCGCGACTCAGGTCGACGGCCAGAACCGCAAAGCCGATCAGTGCCGGCAGCATGATCGCCACCAAGATCATCGCTACGCCGCGCTGATCCTTCCAGAATTTACGCAAGACGCGAAGCATCGCAGCGCCCTCCAACCCCTATAAGCCGCATGCATTTTCCCCGTGCCTCAAGCATAGGACCGGCAACTCGGACGGGCAAGAGCTTCGTTAGCAACTGGTTAAAGCCCTCTGGAATCAACGCCATGCCCACCAAGAAGCGCAAGACTGTCGGCCGCAGGCTGCGCTTCCACGCCGCATGGCTCGGCCTTCTGATGCTCATCCTCGATGCGATAAGCCAAATGTGGTTCGCCTTCCAAGAGTGGCTGCAGATATCGCCTGAAGTCTACACGGCGCTTGGCGTGGCGCTCTTCATCGCCTCTGGCATCGGCCACCTCTACCGGAACGATTAGGAGACATCTCCCATGCTTGCAAAGCTACGGGCGAGCGGTCGCGCTCGGGCCGCGATTGCCGCTGTCCTCGCCATGGTTGGCGTCACAGTCGGCGGCGTCCGCTACATCAACGGCACGCCGGACGATGTGGTGCTGGCCTCAACCTATCTGGTTGAGCCGTGGGAAGGCGAAGTGCTTCGCGCCTACCTCGATCGCATCCCTAAGCCGCCAGTCTGGACCATCTGCGCGGGCGATACCCAGAACGTAAAGCCTGGCATGGTCGAGACGCCGAAGGGCTGCAAAGAACGCCTTGAGCGCCGCATGACGAAGGAATTTCGGCCGGCGCTAGTGTCCTGCATTCCCGGCTTCAACAAAGCTCCGATTTCGTGGCGAGCGATGATGGATAGCCTCGCCTGGAACATCGGCTCCAGCGCCGCCTGCAATTCGCGCGCGGCGGCCTTCGGCATCAAGCAGATGTGGATTGCCAGTTGCAATGCCGCGACGGCGTTCAATAAGTCGGGCGGCAGGGTGATCATCGGCTTGGTGAACAGGCGCACCAATGGCGATGCGACGCGCATAGGCGAGGGCGAGTTGTGCCTTTCGGGAGCGCTCTGATGGAAAACCTCAAAGCCGTCTTCGCTCTCATCATAGACGAGTACGCCACTGAGATCGGCATCTTCCTTGCCGGCATCGCGGCTCTGATCGGACTGGTGCTGTTATGGCCACTCTGATCCTTTGGCTCATGGGCAAGACCGGACTCGGCAAGCTTCTCGCCTCGCTCATCGTCTATGCCGCCATAATCGGCGCGATTGCTCTCGGCATTTGGTGGTGGAGCGATCATCTCTACAATAACGGCATCGCCCACGAGCGCCAGGCTTGGGAGAAACAGCGCGAGAAGGACCTAGCCCAGCAGGAAGCCGACAAGCGCAAGACGCAGGCCGAGATAGACCGCATAGCGGCAGAACATCAGCTCGACGCCCAGAGGCGCAAGGACGAGCAAGCCGACGCCGATCTGAAGAAGGCGCAAGACGCCTCGGCCACCAAGAAGAACATATGCGTCCCGCGCGAAGTCGGCCGCGCCTTGAACAGGGTGGGGCGCTGATATGAAGAAACTTGCGCTCCTCTCTGCTTTCCTCATCTGCTCTGGCTTCACGGGCTGCATGACGGTCGATCGTCACATGCCGTTGACGCCTACGCCCGCCCACATTCCCGATAGCCTGAAGAAGCCCTGCGGCGAACTCTCCAACATTCCCGACCGCGATCTGACGCAGGCGGAAAGCAATCCACTCTGGGCAAATGACCGCCGCGTCGGCGGATGTGCCCTTCGGCAAAATAGGGCACTCATCAAAGCTGCAGAAGCCCTTGAGAAACAGGGGCAGAAGCGATGACGGAGCACGAACTGAAGAAGATCGTAGCGGAAGCCGTTTCCGAAACGCTCCTGCAGCTCGGCATCGACGCCAGCGATCCCGTCGAAATGCAGAAGGATATGGCGCATTTGCGCTCTTGGCGCGAATCCGTCGCGACGATCAAGCAGCAAAGCTTGGTGACTGCTGTTGGCATCGTCGTGGCCGGCGCGCTCGGGCTGCTGTGGCTCGCCTTCAGAGGCTCTCCGTAAGACTACCTCCTTACATCGAAAGGATATCGCCGTGGCCCAATTCTCTTGGCGCTTCGTCGTTTGGTTTTGCGTCCTTCTTTCCGTGATGATGCTGTCCTTCATCGTCGCGGTTTTCATGACTGTTCGCGTCCATGCGGCAGATCGCTATGCCTGCACCCAATCCGGCGCCGGCATGACCACTTACTGCCACGTTCCTTCCTCCCACAAAGGCTAAATCCATGTCTCGCATCGTCCTCAAGCCGGCCCTGTGGCTGGCCGCCTTGCTTTGTGCTGCCATCTTCTCTGCGGTTGGCATTGCGCATGCCGCCGACAAAGCCGAACTGGAAAAGCTTCAGCGCGAAGTCCTCGGCGTCACGGTCCAGCTCAATGGCAATTGCAGCGGCACTGTCATCTATTCGAACCGTGATAAGGTATCGGGCGAAGTCACCACGCTTATCCTCTCGGCAGGCCATTGCGCCATAGACAAGGACGCAGACCAGCGCATCGAGTTCCCGGTCTACCAGGACAACGAAGTGGTCAAGAGGGACGCCTATGTCGGCAAGATTCTGGGTGTCTACTTCAACGCCGATCTGTCGCTCTGGAAGCTGAAGGACAAGCAGACTTTTTTCCCCAATGTAGCCAAGCTGGCGCCGGAGAAACCTACCTTGCTTATGGGCGAGGATGTGTGGACTGCGGGTTATCCGCTCGGCGGAGTGCTGACGATCACCAAAGGCCTGTTCGGTTCCAAAGAGACGAACGACTTCGCGAAGCCTGGGAGCGTCTATTACAGGGCCACGCCAGACATCGCGCCTGGTTCATCGGGCGGAGCGCTCTATCACAAAAATGATGCCGGCGATTACGAGCTGCTCGGCGTCACGACTGCCATGGCCCGCGGCTTCCCATATTTTGCCATGTACACCCCAATCTCCGATATCTACGCCTATCTGAAGGTTGCACAGCCGGACATCGTGATCCCGCCTGCAAAGCCCTGATTTCCACTCTCGCGACGCCCGTCTGGCCACTCCAGTGGAAAACTACCCTCCCTCAACAGCATAGGGACCAAACCGCATGGGAATTCCCACGGATGATGAGGAGTTGCGCGCTATGCAGCGCGCGGTCGCGGAGCACGGCTCCAGAGCCGCCGCTGCCAGAGCGCTTGGAATACCCGTCACCACGCTGAAAGGCCGCCTCGGCGCAGCGGAGCGTGCCGGCATTAGGGCAGAGAAGGACGAGGCAATTGAGCTACCCGAGTTCGTTCACGGCGACGAAGAGGAGCCAATTGATGAATTGCTGGCGCGGTTCCGTAAGGCTCACGAGCGGAAGCAAAAAGCCATCGACGCGCGAACCTGGTTTCCGCTAAAAGTCAAGGAAGAGAAGCCCTACGGCATCCTCTGGTTTGGTGACCCGCACCTTGGGCCTCATTGTAATTGGGCGCTCCTCGAAAGCCATATTGCCATTGCACGGCAACCCGGCGTTTATGGCGGGAACATAGGAGACACAACCGACAATTGGCCTTGGACCGGCCGCCTTGCCCGCCTCTGGGCAGAGAACGACATTTCCCACAAGACAGAACGCCGGCTGGCAACATGGTTCATGATGGAAGCCGGCATCAAGTGGCTTCTGTGGCTTGGGGGGAACCATGACGAATGGAACGGCGGCACCGAGTTCTACAAGATGCTCGGTGCCTCGCAAGTCCCGGTGATCGACTGGCGGGCACAATTCACCCTCTGTCACAAGAACGGCTCACAGACACGCATAGATGCAGCACACGGGCGCAAGGGCTCATCGATCTACAATCCCGCACACGGCACGCTGAGGGACGCTAAATTCGGCGAGGAGGCGGCACTTTTCATCACGGGTCACATTCATTCCTTCGGCCTGTTTGATATCGAGTTCCCCGAGAAGAAGACGCAAACCTGGCTGGCGCAAATCTCTGGCTACAAAATGGGCGATCGGCACGCGCTGGTGAATGGTTATGCGCAAGCCAATCGCGGTGCTGCCGTCCTGTCTGTGATCGATCCGACATCGGGCAAGATCCAATGCTTCGCGGATGTCGAGGAGGGCGCCGAGTTCTTGGCGTTCAAGCGTCGATGACCAGAAAAGCCTATATCGCCGTTGATATGCGCGGCGACCAACCGATCTACGAGCTTATCATTGATGGCGTGAAGCAGTGCGAGCTGAGCGCTATCGAGACGCTGGAACTTGGCCTTAATGCATCGAGCGCGGTGAGATGGGCGATACCTCTTCGGAAGAAATAACCGCCACGTTTGACCAGATAGACGAGTTTGCCCGCGCTCTTTTCCACAAGGCTGACGCAACCGGCATCTGGGCAGCGCAGGATGAGATGACGCGGCTGTACTGGCGCAAGGAAGCCGTCCGCCGACTCCAGCAGGCGCGTTATAAGGAAATGGCAGAACGCACTTAACCGGCGGGAGGCGGCTCTACGCGCTCCATCTTCGCGCCGTCCCAAATGTGTACTGGCATGTCGGGGTGGCAGATCACCAGTTTCCCGTTGAAATAGGTAGCTGCCGCACCGCCATTGCGCTGAAGCTCTGCTGCGAGCGCTGCCTCAGCCTTCTCCGCCCGCTCTTGCCACTCCGCTGCGATCTCTTTCCATTCGTTGGCACTCAGGCCGAGTCCATCAAACAGTTTTGCGCCATATACCATTTGATTATCCTAGCATTTCTGCGGGATTCGCGCTATAAAAATCGCGGCAGGGCGACGACAGGAACCGGGCGGCCCGAATTCGCGACAGAACAGTCCAACCTGTGACAGGTCGGAGAGACGACACAAAGCGGCGCGCTAGGCGCGTAGCGGCTCCGGCGGTTGGACCTGATCACCCTTCTGCGTTGCTCGACAAGATGGCGCTGCAAATGCGTCACGCCGCTCCATCTTCCTCCCTGCATCTCCCCGCGCTATCGCCCGCTGGCTCCGACCGGCGGGCTCTTTTTCGTGTCAGGTTGGCTTATCCACCAGTGGCTTTGTCCGCTTGGGCGGCACATAGCGCTGTACCAGCCTTACCTTGCCGATCGGCACCGTGATCCCAAGGTCTCTGCCGCCGACCGTCACGCTGTCCTCGTCTACGCGCAATACCTCTCCCGTAAGCTCGATCTGCTGGCCGCGCTTGACCTTGGTGGTGGTGTCTCTGATCGAATGCGGGAAGTTGTAGCCCGGGATCGAGACACTGACCCGATCCTCGAGGACGCGACGGCGCACCGTCGCGGTGATGGCGACCTCATCGCCGACCTTGATGCCCTTGCCCATGGCTGGAGTCTGGCGCGCGGCTGGCGCTCGTCAAGTCTCAGCGCTATATCGGCCGGATGGAACTCCAGACCGCCATCAACCAAGCCGTGGACCAGGAAGACCGGTGCGTCTCGATCACGCTGGCCATCCGACGGATCAGAGAAGCAACCGAAACAGAACTTTCCGATGTCGACCTTCAGACTGAAGTCGCCAGCGCCGCGGCCGCGCGGGGCAAGGCTATCCTGTTCGATCTGCGGTCATGAGCACCATCCAGGAATGCATAGACCGTGGCGAGCGCATTGCCGTACATTGCCACAATCCCGTCTGCTATCGAGAGAGCGCCTATCTCGATCTTGAAGCGCTGAAGGCCAAGCTCGGGCCGGGTCATGGGGCGATGCATTGGGATCTGGTGCCGCTCCTTCGATGCTCCGTCTGCGGCTCCAAGAACGTCGGCATCACCATTCATGTGGACCAGCGGCCAACTGGCGATCTGAGGAGCCCGTTTAGGGGCTAGGCTGAAGCGCTGCATGCTCCAAGTCGGTCATGTCGAGATGCAGCACGTAGGCTAGCTGGCAGATGACGCGGAAACTCGGCTCTTGAATGTAGCCAGTTTCGATGTGAGAGATGACCGAGTGTGGGACATCGCTGATGAACGCGAGTTCGCGCAAGCTCAGGCCACGTTCCCTCCTTGACGCGGCTAGGAACTCAGAAAGCGGCGAGGGAGTTTTCTCGCGGGTCATTTGCGCAATACGGAGACGGGTCGAACGATCTGCGCTCGCTGGTTGGCGATAGTCTGCGGAGCGCTGCCCCAGAAAAATTCGCCTGACGAAACGATATAGGCGTCAATCCGCCCCTCGTTGTTCCCATATTCAGTCTTGAGGCATAGTTCATCGCCGCTGAGGAACAGCCCAATTGGACATTCCTCCAGTGTGGTCGGTTCACCGGGTACGCATTCGATCTTTTCCATCTCGCCAATATACTCCGAAAGCCTTGTATTTCCTAGCGTTTTGCGCGATAAATGTAGCGTGGCGCTGGCCCCGACGCCCCTAGTATCGGGGCGCTTTCACCACCACCCCATCGCATGCATCACCACCCTCACCGGTAGATACACCCCCAAGACCCCTGACTGCTGCCAGGATAGCACTGACATCCTCCCCTAAGCGGGGTCTCCAAGAGCCGATGCCCTTGGATGGTTCGCACTTCATAGACAGCAGGCTTCCGAAACCGAGGTCTCGGCGGCTCTTACGCCATCTCCATGCGCTGCAACCGTGTGTCCCACGGCCAAGATATTTTTAGCTGCATTCTCGTCCCGATCATGAACGGCACCGCAGGACGGGCAGTCCCACTCGCGGGTTGACAGCGGCAAGACCGAAACGACATGCCCGCAATTAGAACACATCTTCGAGGACGGGAAGAAGCGGTCCACTCGGACGATGCGCTTCCCGTATCGCTCGCCCTTCTCTTCAAGCATCCGCATAGCCATGCCAATACCGGCGTCGCTCAAGCTGCGGGCAAGGGCGTGGTTCTTGACCATGCCGCGCAGATGCAGATCCTCGATCGCGATCACGTCGAACTCTCTTACGAGTCGCGTGGTCAACTTATTCAGCGCATCTTTGCGCGCGTTAGAAACCTTCTCGTGGCAACGTGCCACCGCGCGCTTGGCCAACTGGCGGCGCTTCGAGCCCTTCTGCTTTCTGGCTAGGTTACGTTGCAGAAAAGCGAGGCGCTTGGCGCGTGCGTAGGAGTGCCGGGGGTTGATGATTGTCTCGCCAGTCGAAAGTGTGGCGAGGCGCGCAACGCCGAAGTCGATTCCAATGCTCTGGCCAGTCATCGGGAGCGGGTCAACGTTGACGCGCACAACGAAGCTGACGTAGTACCGTCCAGTCGGTTCGCGAATGACCGTTACCGTGCTCGGCTCGGATGGTACGTTGCGGTCCCATCGAACACGCAGAACACCAAGCTTGCCGATCTGAAGGCGGCGCCCGTCCGTCAACTTGAAGCCAGACTTGGTATAGCGAGCAGATTGCCGCCCGTCACGGCGCTTGAAGGAAGGATACGCCGCTCGTTTGGCGAAAAAGTTGGAGTAAGCCGCCTGCAGGTCGCGCAACGCCTGTTGCAACGGCACCGAATGCACCTCATTGAGCCATACCGTCTCGGGCTGACGCTTCAACACGGTAAGAGCCGCATCGGACTGCGCGTACAACATGCGTCGGCCTTCCTTGAATGCCTCCGATCGTGCCGCAAGGCCCCAATTGTAGACGTAGCGCACACAGCCAAACGTGCGAGCCAAGATTTGTTCCTGCTCGGCTGTTGGGTAGCAGCGATACGTCCACCGTTGTTGCACGTCTCTCCTAGGGCTGGTTGCGGATGGCGGCGGAAATGTTCATGCTTGCAATTCGCGCTTGCTGCCCGTGCGTCAGATTGTAGAAGGTCTCCGCTATCTTCGCATCCCGCTCTTTCTGTGCCGCGAGCGCATTTGCAATTAGATCGACGGCGTTCAGATATTCATGGTTGCGGAAGATCAACTGAGCGACCCGCTCAGCCTCCTGCCTGATATGATCCTGTTTGGTCACGGCTTATCCTCTCGCTAGTGTAGCTTTTGTTCTGCGTCTGTGCCATATTCGTGCTCGTCCGCATGAGCATCATCACCTTCAAATTCAGGATCAAGGACGCCACGGTCGGGAAGCACCTCGATCGTCATGCGATCGCCTGCAACCAGGTCTGGAACTTCTGCGTCGCCACCCACCGCGAAACGGAACGTCGCCGCAAGCAGGGTAGCTTTCGGCGCGCTGTCGTAGGCGTTCGATGAGATCAGAAGACATAGGCATCATCCTCCGCCGGTAGCCGCGAAGCATGGGGCGGAACGCGCCCTTGGATCGTTCGACAATCCATGCCAGCGGGAGCGCCACATTCTGGGCATGCGTCATAGCCATTTTCCTGGCTATCGACCTCTGGCTGCACCTCTCTGAGAGTTTCGATGTCACGATCGATCCACAGGTCAAACGAGCCGTAGCGCTCTTGCGGGGTCATTTGCTGGAATTGCCAGCCGATAGACCATTCGGCCGGCTGCTCTTGCGTCATGGGATAGTGCGTGCCCCAATGGTCGCGCAGGTAGCGATATCGTCGAGCGTCGGCTAACTGCTTCTCAATCTCATCCGCCGCTAGCCTGAAATGGGTGGCGTCGGATCGAGCGGTAGCGTTGTCCTCTTGCTCGGCGATAACAGCGCGAGAGCGGAGTCGCTCGATCAACTTGACCGCCCTGTCATCATCGACCCACTGGTCAGCCTGCTCTTCGCGCGGATCGCGCTCAGAATAACCGCTGTCTGTCTTCCATTGGTCGTAGGTCATATTCATCTCCCAAAAGGTGCGGCACTCAGGCGAAATTCTCTAAGCGTTTTTGTGGGTCCGATCATACCAAAAAGCTGTCTTCGACGCCACCTTAGTTTTTGTTTTCATTGCGAAATTTCCGCTCGCCAACCGAATGTGTCAAATTTAGAGCCTGCATTCTAAAGGCTTATTCCCGCTTATTTTTTCGGGCTCGATCCTGAAACCAAACGAGGTGCGGTCTTCGAGTTGTTCGCAATGCGTTCTGCGGCGACCTTTGCGAGCCGCGCTTTGTCGGCCTGTTTCGTGTAGACTTCGGCCATCGCCAGTTTCGACCATCCGAACATCGCCATAAGCTCGTGAGGGGTCGCGCCGTTGTTCGCGGCTATGGTCGCTCCAGCCTTGCGGACGCCGTGCGCGGTGCATTCGAGGCTTAGGTCCGCCTTCCTTGCCTGGCGCTGGAACCACTGGCTGAACGACTGGCCCGTATGGAACGGCTGGCCGCGCTTGTTGGTGAGGAAGATCATCTCGCCGGTAGGCGTCGCATCGATCGAGGCTTGCAGCTCGGCGAAGATCGGAAGCTGAAGGCCGGCCTTGTTCTTCTGTGCACGGATGGTCAAGAGTCCGTCCTTGACGTTCTGCCGGCCGACGGTGATGACATCCGAGCGGCGCAAGCCGGTGAAGAGAAGAAGATCCAGCGCAAGGCGCGGCTTCGTCCCGACAGGGTGTTTGGCTCGGAACTGCGCCACCTCGTCCAGCGTCCAGGTATGGTGGCCCTCGATCTTGTCCTTGCGGCGGGCAACGCCATCGCAAGGGTTTGTGTCGAGCATGTCGTTTGACATCGCCCATTTGAATAGCACCGACATGGCGACGAGGAAGTTGTTCGCACCGTGAGGGGTCTTGGCCCGGCGGTCCATGGCCTCCTGGATGTGCTTGCGCGTTATCCTGGAAAACTGCTTATCGCCGGCATCCTTGCAAACGCCTTTCAGGATGTAATCCCGCGCCATCTGGCTCGTCGGTGCCAGCGAGGCGAAATGGCCGCTGGCCTTGTAGCGCTCCACCAGCCATGCCAGCGTGCCTTTCTCGGCCTTCTGCGGCTTATCGACAGCGACACCCGCGAGTGCGTTGGCATAGGCTGCTAGGTACTCTGGCGAGCCATATATGCCGGGAAGTCGGATGCGCTTGCCGCCCGGCCTTCGGAAGTACCAGACGGTCTTCCCATGGCGAGTGACTTCCTTGCGTTCAAACAGGCGGCGGCGGCGAGGCATGTCTTCGGTCAAAGCCGGATGTCCTCTTGCTCGTCAATTCGTCCCTGTGCCTGTGCATCACCCTTGGGGACAAGTCGGATAACCACGTCGCCTATCTTGACTTCCGCGATGCAGCCGGCGGCTGCGGCGCCCTTGGCGAGCGCCGTCACCTGCTTCTGCTTGAGCGGTAGCGCGCGTGTCACGGCTTCTCCCCTGTGTTGGCGGGGGCGTTGGCAAGTTCGAGCAAAACGTCGGCGTGGCACGGCTTGCCGTCGAGCCGGCACCAGCAGGCCAAGTCCTTCCCGCGAAGGGTCGAGACATTCTCGGCAATGAACGAGCGCGTCTTGGTGAGGCTCTGGACTGTCGCGCCGCCGGCATTGACGATCGACATATAGCCGTTCAACATGTGCTTGTAGAGTTCGACGCAATAGGCGCGGTTGCCGTCCTTGCCGACAATGAACGGATTGCCCCAAGGGCCCGGCCGCGCCACGTTTACCGCATTCTCTGGCATCCGCCAGCCCTTGCGTCTCGAAAGCTGGATTCGCTTCGGCTCAGCCATCCCGTCCCCCGTTCGATGTGGAGAGAGCGGCGGCGCGGCGGCGAATTTCAGCAAGCCTCGCAAGCGCGCCTAGCGTAGTGTCGTCGCCGCTGTTGTATTCCGCGATGTCCGCCAGCGCCTCTCTCGCCTCCGCCAGCGCCTTCTCCAGGGTGGCGGACCGATCTTTCCATGTTTCGTTCTCGGTGGCGTACACAAGCTTGCCGAGCGTCATGATGTCCTCGGCCTGCTTGCGGATGTGCTCGCGCTGTTCCGCTATAAGCTCTAGAAGGCGGCGATACCGGTCGTGCAGCGATGACTTAAGGCCAAGCGCGGCATCATGCTCGACCTCGAACCTGATCTGCTTTATGAGTTCGGAGATGTCAGCGCTCATGGTTCGGCTCCTGAGAGAGGAAGCGGGCTGCGGCGCGGAGATCGCGCACAGCGATATTGTCGTGGATGCTCGACCAATGCGTTTCGTGATCCAACCATGCGGCGCCCAAGCCGCCACCGATATCCGCGAACGGTTTCAGCAGCCGCTTAGCCTCGGCAAGGGATGCCTCTGCGGCTTCGGCGCGGGCCTTGTTGATGCGGGCGCTGTCTTCCCACGCCGACATGTGCAGTTGCGCCTTCTCCCGCGCTTCCCGCTCTTGGGAGAGGACTGCCTTGGTCTGCTCGTGCTCGTCGTACTCCTTCTGAAGATATTCCTTGTATTCGGACTTGGCGCTGTCGTAGCCATCGACATAGGCCGACATCAGCTTGTCTATTTTCTCGGCGGCTTCGTCCAGCAAGGAAGCGGTATGCTCGGAACTTGGGCCGCCAGCGCGATAACTCTCCGCGCGTTCCCGCAGCCGTTCGATCAGGTCAGCCATTGTCCTGCTCCTTAAGTGCGGAGCGTCCGGCTTCGGTGATACGCCAAGCCCAGACCTTCCGGTCGAACGACGCCCACCCGTATTTCTTGGCGCGAGTCCTGGCGCGATCACTTGCTCTTGTCGCCAATGGCAATAGCCACGATCCTGTTGGCGATCCGTCAGGCTTGAGGGCACCGAGAAACTTGCGATCATCGTCTGTCAACTTCATTCTGCCTGCCCCCTCTTTGCTGCGAGGGAGAGGGGCGAAGCGGTTGGAATTTCTCGCCACGCTACGGGCACGTTTTCCTCCCCGAGATCGCGGCCGATAGCCCACCCGAATGTCATCCACCGCCTGCCGGTTCCCATGTCCACCAGCATCCCGGCATAGACCCCATCGTTGCCGTAATAGTCCAAATTAGGAACGTGAATGAGGATCGCTTTGTTCGTCGGCGCAGTCTCGATCGGGTGCCATTCCCTTACCCCCGCATCGGGGGCAGAGGGGCGGGCTGGGATGTTGACATTGACAACGCTGGCGTGGCTTCCCGCGACAGACCGGCGGATTGCCGGTCCCCATGCTGGCTCTGCCGCCCCCTCGCCAGCGGCTTGGGACGCGAGGGCAGCACAGGCAATGCGTTCAGCAAGCCGTTTCGCGCTCGGCTCTTTTGGATGCACAATCGCTGCGGTATTCAGGATGTCGAGCACGGCAGCGCTCGCCGCCTTTACCGCCTCCCCATCCACCGCCGCTGTCTGAACTGGCGGGGAGGATAGGAGGGCGGCGGCGAGCCCTGCTCTGGTGGCATTGCGAGAGAAAGCTGGTTCGGCTGTGTCGGCGATCAGCGCCTCATTGACAGCCTTACTGAAGGCCGCCTTGTAGGCATCGATCATCTCCTCGGTCACCACCCCTGCGGCTGGCGCTTCGGGAAGGGAGGCGAGGGCTGCAGCGGCGCATGCGAGCCGTTCTGAGACCCACTCGGCGTCATCCTTGCCATCGAGCCACGGATCAGGCTCGCCGCGCTGAGATGCGTCTTCCTTGTCGTAGGCGCGGGCGAATGCTTCAAGCTTCGACATCATGCGGATGGCTCCTTCGTGTAAATCAGCCTCGGCGGCAACGGCGGCTTGCTCAGCGGTGCGCGGGGCTGCTTGGCTTCGCCACCGAGCGCAGGATGCTTTGGACAACTGCGCGCATTGCAAGCCGTTCATGGTCAAGTTTGGCAACGGTTTCGGTCAGCCGACTCGGCAGCGAGGTCGTCACATTCTGGGCGGCGTTATCCAGGCGGTCCCACGCTTCGGCTAAAAGGATGAAGTCGGCCTCAATCAGGCTCATCGAATTGTTTCTCCGGTCGTGATGTGGCGTCGAGGCATCGTCTTCGAAAGCGGCTTCGGACGATGGGTGTCCTGCGGGACGACGATCAGGCCCTTGTCGACCCAATAGGCTTGCGTCCGCTGCATCGCCTTGAGGCAGTATTCAAGTTCGTCCTCTCGGCTGAACCGGTGCTGGTCGATTGCGTCGTGGCAAGCCGAACAACCGAAGGCAGCAGACCAGTCGTTGGCCTTGTTGCCCATTCCCTTCGCCTCGTCTCGGATATGGCAAAGGACTGTGGTCGACGGATCATGGTTGCAGACCGGCGTCCTGAACATGCAGGGCTGGCCGCGCGCGCTGTTCCTGAGTTTGGTCGAAATGATGCCCATTAGCGCGACTCCTCGAACAGGTCGCGTTCCACCGGCTTCTCGATGAACATCAGGCAGGCGCCGTTGCCGCAGCCGTTATCAGTGCGCGGGATCAACATGTGCAGGATGCTGTCCGGCTTGTTGCACTCCTGATAATTGTGGACCAGGTGCGCGTTCCAGATCGGGCAGCTTTCGTTCTTGTCGTGGACGCAGCGAGCGCAATAAGCGTCGTAGTAGTCCATGCCTTCGGAGCCGCTTGAGAAGTAGCCCATCACCGCCTCCCAACGCTAGCCCGCAGGCTGGCGTTCGTGGCCTGCCGCAGATCGCCATCCAGGTACCTCCACGCGCGATGCCCGGCCTTGCGGGACTGCTGATGCTCGATGATCGCGGCGCGCTGGCGCTCTGCGGCGCGGACCATGCGCTCGGAGCGCTTGCGGCGGAGCCATTCGAACCATGAGACGAGCGGGTTCATGCTGCCCTCGCCATCTTCTCGGGGTTGTAGGCATATCGATCCGGTGGAACGGTCAGGACAACGCCGATCTCAGCATGCCGGCGGAACACGATGTCCATGTACCGGCTCATCTGCTCGACATTCATCAGGCTTGTGACCGGCATTTCCGTGTCGCGGATCAAGGCAAGCTTTTCCGGGTAGACGAGCGGTCGGATGAACTTGTCATAGGTGGCGCGGAATTTGCCGTGCGCCTCACGGAGGATCGGAACGCCGATCTCCAGCTTGCACCTGGCGCGAACGTCTTCCCTGTCCTCGCCGGTCTGATCGCTGATCTCGGCATACCACTTGAAGGCAAGTCGGTTCTGCTCGGCAGAGCGGTCGCGACCATCGGTGATCTCGACGGTGAACGGGCGCTTCCGGCCTTTGAGATAGGTCGTCAGGAGTGCGAGTTCATCTTCATTCTTGACTGATCTGGTTACCATGTCCCTGGCCCTTTCCGGGCCGGCATTCGCGCCGGCCCTTCACTGGTGATGGTCCGCCTTAGAACGGGTTGTCTTCGGGCGGCGGGGCCGGCGGGTTGAAGTCGGCTCCGCTTGCCTGCGCGTAGGACTGCTGCAGCGGCCGTTGGTGCGACTGCTGGCCGTTCCATGCGCCGCCGGGATTCATGTTCGCCTGCGGCTGCATCTGGCCAGGCTGGCGCAGCGGCATGGCCTGCTGCTGGGCCGGCCCACGAACGCGGATCGCCTGCACCTTCTTGCCCTGGTAATCGACTGGCGCCGTGAACAGCATGATCTGCTTGCCGGTCCAGTTGTCGGTGTTTCGGCCGTACAGGTCGCCGATGGTGTCGGCATTGGTCTTGTTCAGGACAAGACCCTTGTCGAGTTCCTGGAAGAGTATGAAAAGCTTGCGGCTGCCGTCATCGAAATTCTTCATATCGACGCCGTTGATGGTCGCCGTCCAGAAATTCGAGCCGATGTCGTCTGCCTTGAGAAAGTCGCTGTTGCTCTGGTAGACTTCGCTAATGTCGTAACCCATGTTCCTGTTTCCTTGGCTTGTGCTTCACTTAGTCCTGATCGTCAGGCCCTCTGCGCCCGTCACAAGGATCGCCCCAGGTACGGGCTCCCCTGCGTCGAACGAAGCTTTGATGGCGGCCTTGTCGGCCTGCCGAATGGTTTTGAAATAGCCTTGAGGCAGAGCTTCAAGATCCTCGATGCCGACTGTCTGCCGACCCTTGGTGAGGCTCAGGCTGGCCTCGGTGAGGCTAACCTTGTCGAGTTTGGCGGCTTTCATCACCGCCTTGATAAGCTGGCGCATAGCGTCGCTCTTGCGCTCGTATCGGGAGCGGCGGGCGGCGATGTCGATCTCGCGGGCCTTGATGGCGCCGACCATGGTTTCGGCTTCGCGCTGCTCATTCAGGGCGCGTTCGATGATCTTGAAGGCGTCGGTCTCTCCTTCGATGGAATCGGCGCGGAGAGCGTCGTCATCTTCAAGCTCCGGATACTCAGCCAACAGCTTTCCGATCTCGGCCTTGACGAAGGCGGCATCGAGGAACAGATATTGATCGCTCATTGTGCGGCCCTCACGGTGTTGGCGTAGTGACGCCAGAAACGAATGGCGCGACGCAACTCCAACCGATGGGCAAAGCGCCATCCCGGTTCTTTGAAGCGAAGCAGACGGGCCGCGTTCTCTCGGCACATCTTGGCGGTCTGGAAATCGGCATCCGCGCGGAACCGCTCAACAAAATCCGGGATGCGCGATAGATCGGCTTGCGTCACGCCGCCCTCCTGCGCTCGCTCTCGATCTCATCCGCCATCGCGCTGAACCGCGCGGCTTCGTTGAGCTGGTGTCTGGCCTCGGCGACTTCGCCGGCATCGAGGCAATGCATCGCCCATCGACGGGCGCGCAGCGTCAAAGCGCGATATTCGCCCGGAGTCAGCGAGCGCAGTTCAACCGGCCTCGGCATATCGAAGTCGTAGAGCGCTTCGGCTTGGGCGTATGCGGAGGTGAGGTGATCGTAGGTCACGGGCCGCTACCATGCTTCGGAACAGGGCGACCAGGGCCATCTGCGTGGCGGAGGAGGAGCGCGGCGAGTTGCCTAGCCTGCGGAGGCGGCAGGCCAAGCCACGCAACCGGCTTGCCGAACTCGACGCGAACGATGCCGTTTAGCGTGTCGTAGGCGACTCCCATCCGAAGTTCGCCCTGATCGTCGTCACTCAGATGGCCTTGCGGGAATTGAGCAGTCGCGCCGAACTGGCGTTTATTCCAAGGCTGGAACGCCTTCAGCATTTCAATGCTTGGCCATGTGCCGTCGAAGGTCAGCGCGCGATCGTCAATAGTGATCATCGCCGCTGGCTTTTCTTTCGGCCATTCGATTTCCGCCAGCTTGTCGTCGCACGTGGTGCGGTCAGAAGCCCAAGCATCCCGGAAGTGCGCTGTCAGCCACTTGCGCATTGCGCGGATGCCGCCCGTCTGACCGGAGCGTGACGAATAGATGGCAACGCGGAAATGTTCGGTCGCGTCCCAAATGAAGCGCATGGCACCGGCAACAGGCGGATCGGGAATGACTGCCGCGCCCTGCCACCCGCTCTTGTAGCTGTGCAGCACGCCATCGAAGTCGAGACAGAGAATTGGCTTTGCCATCACACTCCCCTCAGCCCAGCAATCTGGCGATCGATCCGCGCCTTGCGGGTCACGGTGTCCATTTCGGAATCGGCGTAATCCAACAGGTCGCGCTCGGCTTCGAGCCTGGCGATGGCTCGGGCTTTTGCCGCCGGTGTCATCTCGATCAGCGAGGCGATGTTCCGCTGGCTGCGCGCTTCGGCTTCTGCCTGCATTTCCCGATGCATCCGCACATGGTCTGCGCAGACCATCAAAGCATGGTTGAAGCTCCAGCACTGTTGCTGGTGGCCGGTGAAAGCGATGAAGCCGCTAGGCGCTTTCCTGATCGTGCGAGAGGCAGGTAGGCCATCGACGGAGACGACTTCCCAGCCGTCATCGGTCTGTACCCACGATACGCCGATGTCTTCGTTGACGAGGGTGTGCGCGGTCATGGCTGGGTGCCTTCGGCTTTGGCGATGGCCCTGCGGACCTGCTCTCGCGTTTCCCCAAAAGAGGAACCGAAGCCAGCACGCATCTCCGCTTCCACCTGTTTGAGCGCAGCCAGCATGTCGGGCGCGGCGGCGATCAAGCGAGCGTTAGCCTCCGCCCGCCTATCGGTGTCGCCGCAGGCAAGAGCAGCCCACTCCTTCGTCGGTCCCATGATCCAGGCACCGCGCCCCGCGCCGACTTCGCGCTGCCAAGGCCCCGGCGTATGCTTCGCTTCGCTCATGTCTCGTCTCCTTCACATGGCTTGCTGGGAGCTATGCGGCGACCCACTCGGCGCGACCGACGACTTCCATTTCTTCGAATTTGGCCCGGTAGTAGGCTAGGCCGCCCATTTTGCCGTTTTCGCCGGTCGCTTGGACGTAACCCTGCGCACCGAAGCTCTTCGGCTCGGTGACGACCATGAAGCAGCCGGCGAGCATCGGATTGCCGCACGTTTCCGGAGAAAGCTGCACAAGGGTTCCCGGGATAAGTTCACTCGCTTCCATCTCTCTGTCTCCTGTCGCCGCCTATGCGGGGATGCGGGGTGGGGTGCTAGGCGAACTTGCGCTGGATGGCCCTGGCCTTCCGCTGTCGCTTACGTGCTGCCTTCTTCGCCGGGTCAGTCTTGCGCGGCTTCTTCAGGTGGCGCCGGATGTCGGCGATCTCCTGCTGCGTCGGGATGGACGCTGCCAATGCCAGAGCGGCCATTGTGCCAATTAGCGGCGATCTGAGGCTCATTCTCTTCTCCGTTCTCTCCCGTTCAGGCGAACCGTGCGGGGGATGGCTAGGCGGACAGCGGTCCAGCAAACACAAACCAGGGGTCACCTGCTTCGCAGTAGCCGGTCGGGTCGGTATGTTTTTCGGGGTCAAATGCGACCTGCTCGATCAGACCGAACTTCTCGGCCTGCTCCTGAATGAGATCGCCGCCTTCACATCCGTCCCAAAAGGCGCGGATCATCGCTCTGGCGAATGCTTCAAGGGCAGCAGTCGGTTCCATCGTCTCTTCCTTCCCATATCTGCCCAAATGCGGGGCTTGGTGAGTGGTGTGGTGGGTTAGGCTGGCTCGTTTTCATCTATTGATGTGATGGGGTCATAGAAGCGCCGATACACGTCTAACTCTGTGGCTGCTTCTCGGGTTGTGGCGGCGAATTCCGCAGCCCATGGACCGCGCGACGATGCCCAGCACTCCGCGATGTAACCGAGGCGCGCGATCAAGTTGGATGCATCGATCTCAGGGGGATAGACGCCTGCACTCGGCGTTCTCACGCTTCGTCTCCTGCATAGATGATCGCGCTCGGCTTGATGTGCGTGGTGAGGCTGTCGAAACGCCAGCCAGTCATGCGGCTGACGAGCGTGCGGGCCTCGTAGTCGTTCTCAGCCTCGATGCGCATGACGAAATCGCGCGTGGCTTCCCGGCAAACTGTGAAAATGCGCATTGGCTTCGTTCTCCTTGCATCGACCGTCGGCGCGGGGCGCTGTGTGGTCTGTTGGAGAGAATATGAACGGTAAAATTACCGCCGTCAAGCACAATCGGTAAAAAAACCGCGAAAGTGGTTGCAAGGCAAACCGAGCTATGCGATCTGTAGCGTGCCGCAGATGCGCTGGCCGACATGGCTCGCCTGATAAGATTCGCGGTGCGCGGGGGTCGAAAGTCCTACGGCGTGTCAGGAAACTGAGGACGGATTAGCCGAGAGGCGTCCTGCCAGGTGAAAGCGACCGACCGACGGTTCAAGCACGGGCAAATCGGCAAAGACGCTTCCCGCGTCCTCCATGGGCTTTTGCCTGTGGGGGGTAAGGGGGTCTTTGCCGGCTCCGCTCCCTTACTCGGGTTCAAGACTTCCTGAAGGTACTTGTCAGGAGCCTCAGTGAGTGGATACTGGCAAGTCTCGTTGACTTGTCATCATAGGACTGGTTTCCTATTCGCTTCTGAGAGCGAAAAGATGACTCAGCCTCTGCCTTTATCAACAATCGCGGCCGCGCCGGCCAAAAGACGCAGCACCTCGTCGCGCTCGGAATCATCGAGACCGAAGGATCGTTCGAGTCTGCTCGTAACCTCCGCATTCAAGCTGCGGTCATTCTCGACGGCAGCTCTTCTAATCCGCTTGAGCAAAGCGGGATCAAGGCGGACATGGATGGTGAGGCGATCGGGTGCAGGCATGGCCTGCGACTTATGGCTGAAAGGTTTGCAACCTGTAATCGGTGCATCGAGTGCTATAAATGTCCCACTCGGTGCTACCAGTTATCCACAGGTTAGAAATGTGATTGTTACACTTCGAAATATTCCGTTAATCAGAAACAACCTGGTCAGACCAGAAGATTGGCGGCCATCTCGGGGGAATATTAGCCTGACAAAATATAGGTGGAAGGGCAGGGGGAAATGATTCACTACGTGCCGCGTTACAAGTCGCGGAATGAAGAGATCGTTGCGGAACTTCGCAAGGCAGCGGGGGCAGTCGCGACGATAGACCCAGAAATAGTCATCAAAAAGAAGGCTGCCGAATTGGCTATCGCGATGGCACTTCTTCATGGCGGCGACTGGCGTGTTGAGATCGATCATCTGGCGGGCTTTGTTCTGGTTGCCCCACGGGTTTAACGAATGTGTTGATGATCGTGGTCAGGCGATCGAGCTGGGCCCCATCAACCCCGTAGGCCAATAGAGCAGAGCGTAACTGGTCCTCCGGGGATCCCGTCTCAAATGTCAGATCGATCCCGAGCACTCTGCCAACAGCCTGGAGCTTCGCGGTGTTCGCGCCGGCCCGCCGGCCCTCACTGACGGCTCGGCGCCAGTTCCTGATCGTGTCCTTGCTGCCGGTGGCCTCAAACGAAACGGCGGCGTCGGAGGTGTGGAGAGCAGCGATGCGCTCATCGATCAGGCGGAGGATTTCGGGCATGTCCATCATGCGGTGAAATTACCGCCCGGCACTTTTATCAGCGAGCGGTAAGAAAACCGTTGACGATGGCGGTAAAATAACCGATAACAGATGCGCCATGACAGAAATCGCGCATCTCCTAAGCCTCGCCGACGCGTTTATCGCGGCAACTTCCATCAAGGAGGTGACGCTTAGCCACCGGGTTTTCGGTGACAGCAAAAAGCTTTCGGCAATCCGCAACGGAGCCGACATCACGCTCGGTCGCTTCAATGCATCGATGGAATGGTTCTCGGCAAATTGGCCAGAGGGGATTGAATGGCCGGCGGATGTCATCCGTCCTGCGACGGAGAAAGCAGCGTGAGCGACACTTTCCGCCAAGTTTATTTCGCCGAATGCATCGGCCCGAATGGGCAACCGATCGGTGCCTACAAGATTGGCTGCTCCCATGGGTGGTCTGATCGCCTCAAGCAGATCAGTTCCGGGTTGCCTTTCTCGCTCGAACTTCGCGCGCTGGTCCTCGGCGATTTGGTCATGGAAAAGATTTGTCATATCGCGCTCAAGGACCACTGCATTTCGGGCGAGTATTTTCACGCAAGCGAGAAGGTCGTTAAGGTAGCAGAGCGAGCCGCAAAGACCGGCCGTGCGTTCCCGATGATCGAGGATCTTGGTGAATCGCGGGTGCCGGAAGGGGCCGTCAAGGCCTTCATGGAATATCATGGCGTCGATCTAGGCGAGGTTTGTGAAATCCTCGGCTTCCAAGCCAGCCAATATGAAAAGCGACTGGCGAATAGCAAATACAAGTCGCGCAATATGGTAGCGGCGGTCGCGGTCGTAGCGAACCGCCGCGAGCAATACGTTTGCTGGCCCACTGACGCCATGCGTGGCCTTCTCGGTGAAGTTCATCATCTCGTCTTGAAGCGGCGCGCTACATCAGAGGCGAAGGCCGCATGACCACCATCCTCATAGCCTGGTTTCTCCTCTCCATTCCCCCCGGCTTCATAATCGGCAAATGCATCGCTTTCGGCATGGGGAGCGAGTGATGCCTTTTTACGTGACCTCAAAAATCCACCCCGGGCAGAAATGTCGCGTCCACACATGGTTCGATACGGCGCAGCTTGTCGAAAAGTTCGGCATCGAGGCGAAGGTAGGAACCAGCTACTGCCACGTTATCAGCGGCAACACGCCTTTGCTCTTCGACACCAAAGATCAAGCCGCAGCAGCCATCTCCGCCGCCCTCCACTCCAAGACAGCAGACAGCGAGGCGAAATGACCGCCTCATCGAAAACCAGGAGCGTTGTGTACAGCGCGATCTGTAGGTCCAACGGCGTCTTCCTGGTCAGGGCGCGCGCAACTGTTGGAAGTCGGTTCCCTCTGAACGCAAATCGCGCGTCCGCCCGCATTCCTGAATCCGTTGCCGCTCTCCACCTCATCGGCAACGTGATCGCCGCAACCCTCCCGATGCGGTGCAAGCTGCGGAGGAGCGTCGAGCCTACCCGAACCCCTATGGCTCCGCTCCTCCGCATTTTTTCCCGGGGACAGCGGGAAATCCTGAATTTCTGCCGGCGCTTGCAGGCGGCCGGCGGCCTTACGTCGTCTTTCTACTCGCTGCTCAAGTTCTGCCAGGAGCCTCGCAGCAGCATCTTCAATGCGCTCGGTTTCGCGCCAGTCTCGGTCCTTTCGTTTGCCCTCTGTCATGGTCGTAACATGGCACAGGGAAGTTCGGAAAATGCCGAAATCAAAGCAGGAAATGTCAGAAATGTCCTCCGTTGAGTTTGTCCAGTACGCACTACGAGAACGGGTAGCGCCGCCCTCTCTCGGGTCCATCAAAGCGCGCATCCGTTACGCCTCCAACGCGTTGGGTTGGACGGCGAACAGAACCAAGGATGCTTGGTATGCCGACCCGCGCATATCTATCAGCGCCGACGAACTGAGACAGATCGAGAGGAAAACGGGGTTACGCTATGCCCAAGAAGAACTCAGAACCAACGACGACCTCATCTCCAGGGCCGAAGCTCTCATGGTGGGCCATGAGGCGGATTTCTATAGCGCGTTCATTGCTGCGCTCCGCTCGCTGGCTCGCCCTCATCATCGCACCGGAACTGAAGGATGAGCCATGAAGCGCAAAACCATCGCCACGCTAGACGGAATCTTCGTGCTCGACGAGGCGACCGGCCACTATGAGCCGGCAGAGGAGCCAGAAAACCACGGCCTAGGTCCTCTCTGGCTCTACCCGCTGTTGGTCCCGGCCACAATCGCCATTGGCTACTGCATCGCCAAGGCTATCCAGGCTCTCGCATGAGCCACATGGTTTGAGGGGATAGATGATCCGCCGCGAAGTTCAGATTGGCGATTGCCGACTTTTGCTAGGGGACATGGGCGATATCTTGCCCGTGCTCGGGCGGGTCGACCACGTCATCACGGACCCGCCATACGAAGACGAACTACACAAGGCCATCGGCCGTATTCGCAGGAACGATGGTCGCGAGATGATACAGGATCTTGGCTTCGAAGGCATCAATTCTTCGCGTGCGGATATAGCCAAGACACTGGTCGAAATATCTGACGGCTGGGCTCTTATCTTCACTCTTGCCGAGGGAGTTCGCGCTTGGCGCGACGATCTGCAATCGGCCGGTGCGAAGTGGGATACGGTTCTCGCCTGGGTGAAGCCTGATGCCTCGCCACGGTTCAACGGGCAGGGCGCAGCTCGCGGCTTTGAGAACTGCGTTACCGTCTGGTGCGGGAAGGGCTATCGCTCTTGGAATGGTGGCGGCAAGCGCGGCATCTACACACATTGCGTCAACACCAATCGCCACGGCGCGCACCCGACCGAAAAGCCCCTGCCGCTCATGCGCGAACTCGTGGCCGACTATACGCAGCGCGGCCAGACTATCCTCGACCCCTTCATGGGCTCTGGAACGACAGGTCTGGCGTGCCTAAAGACTGGCCGTAAATTCATCGGCATCGAGATTTCGGAAGAGCATTTCGAGACGGCGATTGAGCGAATTTCTGACGCCTACAGTCGGCCGGATATGTTCATTGAAGCCGAGCGCCCGCCAGAGCCGAAGCAGGAGGCTTTGTTCGGATGATCCGCGTTGCCTTCTCGGAAATGCCGCCATCGGCCAACGCCATGCGCGCGCATTTTATTGCCGGCGGGAAAGTCCAGTCCGTCAAGAGCAAGACCTATGCGGCATGGAAGAAGGCGGCAGCTTGGGAAATCGCGGCAGCTCGTCCCGGCAAGATCGATGGCCCCTATCGCCTCTACATCGCCGTACAGCGCGATTGGCGGTCGAAGCGCGCTTCTGACCTTGACAATCGCATTAAGCCAGTGAGCGACGCCCTGGTCGCGGCCGGCGTGGTCACGGACGACAGCCTTGCCGAGGAAGTAAACGCGAAGTGGGCCGACAATCTTGGCGGGCCTGCGGTCGTGGCATTGATCTGCCCGGCAGAGCAAGAACTAGCAGCATAAGGGCGCAAAGCGCCGCATGAGGGTTTGGGAAATGACAGACTTCGACACCTTTTGGCAGGCATACCCCCGTCGTGTGGCAAAGGGCCATGCCCGCACAGCCTTCGATAAGGCGATACGCAAAACCACCATCGAGAAGATGCTCTCGGCAATCGCTGACTACGTCCGCTTCAAGCCCGAGCGCATCGACTTCAAGCATCCGGCGACCTGGCTCAACGGGGAATGCTGGGACGACGAATGGGCCAACGTTCCGCGGGAAACAAACCGGAAACGCACTTTCACCGACGTAATCATGGACAGGCGAAATGCACGAAGCGGCTTCGAACGAGATCGCGAGAATGCTGGACAGCTTCCCGGCGACGACAGGCAACCCGGCCACGACCTTGAGTGCATACGAGATGGCGGTGGATGGACTGTCGCCGCAAGCCGTCATTGAAGCTTGCAGGCGGTTTATCTTGGGCAATGTCGAAGGGCAGAGCATGGACTTCGCGCCAGCCGCCCCGCGCTTCGCCCAGGAAGCCCGCCAGCGGCAGGAATACATCGACCTGAAGGCGAGGCCGAGACTGCCGGCTCGGCGGTACTTCCCCGGTCCACTCGCACCGTTCCAGGTCCGCCAGGAAAAGCGCCGCGCACAATACGCCGATCGCCCCGTCACAGAGGCCAACGTGCCTCTGGACCGCTTCATTGCTATGTCCAAGGCAAAGCAACTGCCTACGGGGGCCGTATGGGTGGCGACGATGGGCATTTTAGGGCCTTCGCCCAAAGAACAAACCATCATCAAAGAGGGAACGAAATGAACGTCTTGCAAGGGGCTTGCGTGCTTGTGCTGTGGGAATCCGGCCGTTTCGACACGCTCGATATCGCCAAGGCGCTGAATGTTTCTGAGGCGGATGTCTGCCGCCTGCTCGACGCCGCAAAGGAAAGGCGACGCGGCCCATCTTTCACGGTCATCGAAGGATCACGCGCATGAGCATCCACTGGCGGCAACTCCCGACGTGGGGAAAGATCGAGGCGGTTCGCTCGGTCTGGTACTCTGGCATTTCAGCAAGAGAGATAGCGGCGCATTTCAACGGTGCGACCCGCAACGCCATCATCGGCCTTTATGATCGCTATCCAGATGATCTCGCCAACGCACCGCTGAACAAGCCCAAAGGTTCCACCGGGGCAGAAGCAAGGGCCAAAACTGGACGAAATTTCATCGTTCGCAAGCCGAGCGCGCGCAAGCCTGCAACTCCCGCACCCGTAGTCGAGCAGGCGGGCGAATATCATGTCTGCGGCAGGCCATTGATGATGATGGCCAAGGGTCGATGCAAATGGCCGGTTAATGATGCGGAGGTGGGCGAGACGCATCTTTTCTGCTGCATCCCGGCCAACGGCCCTTACTGTGGAGCCCACGCAGCCCGGGGGAGGGTTTGATGAGCAGGCGTCTTCTCTCCGCAGATCAGTTGGCAGAAATCAGTCAATTGGCCGCCCAAGGCTGGACGCTCAATAGGTTGGCTGAAAGATTCAACTGCCACCACATGACAATCAGAAGGGCACTAAACCCGGCGCTATACCCGATGCCGGGGCGCCCCAAGACGCTAAAGCGCGAAAACGCCACACCGGTAGCTCTCCGGCAGGACTTCGCAGCACGTCTTACCGAGATTCCGCCGGACACACGAAGCCTCACCGGGAAAATCTTCGGCGATCCATTGCCTGGCCGTAGCGCATTCGACCGCCTACGAGCCTAATCCCCAGCACAAGGAAGCCAGCATGACGTGGTTCGCAGCTCGCACGATGCCCGGCGCCCAAATGCCCCAACGAGAGTATATCGTTAAATCGACATCGCTCGGCGCTGACGGTAGGCCGAGAGGGAAGGGGTATCGGATCGTCCCGAGCCTCGACCCCAATGTCTCGGCTGTCGAGCGTGCGCTGTCGAATGAAGGCTTTTCCTATTACATGCCAGTCGAGCGCCGGCTGGTGCGAGATCGCAAGAAAACCGACCTGTGGAAGCCTCGCCGCTTCGCGCTTCTCCTCGGCTACATATTCGTCAAGGATGTCGAGGATTGGGTGAGGCTGGAAGAAACAGCCGGCATCGCCAGCGTGGTTCGAAACCAAGGCCGTCCGCTGTCCATCCCTGTGGCGGAAATCGAGATGCTGCGCGAGATGGAAGCAGAGGCAGAAGCCAAGCTTCAAAAGCTGATTGAGCAGCGAGCGGCTGCGGCCCGCAGATTGCCCCGCAGGAAGGCGACTGGCGTATTCCCGGCCGGTTCCATGGTCGAGATCACCAGCGGGCCGCTTGAAGACCGCTGCGGCCTGGTGACAGGGACGGACAGAGAGGGCCGCTTGAAACTCCTTGTCCAGAGCCTCGAAATGTCGGTGCCGATGGATGCCGTGAAGCTGGTTGCATAGGCTATTGCATCAGAAAGAAAAATGCTCTAGGTTTTCTGTAGGTGATTTGCGGCGAACCACCCGCGAAGATGCGCTGCGACAGGGACAAGTCACGGCAGCCCCTACGAAACCCGATCAAATCGGGTAATCCGAAGTTTTGCCAAAATTTAGCGGCGCGCTAGGCGCGTAGCGGCTCCGGCGGTTGGACCTGATCACCCTTCTGCGTTGCTCGACAAGATGGCGCTGCAAATGCGTCACGCCGCTCCAGTTTGCCGG